CAGCGTAAAGAGTTTTGGGAAGCCTACACGCTTCGAGCCGATAGCATCGTGGGTCAGGTCATTGAAGTCCGAGCGGATGCGGCGACTAGGAGCCAAGATAGTGAAGACCTATACTCGCTACGGTTCCCCAGATTCCTTCGATTCCGCGGTTTTGCGAAAGGTGAAAAAATCTAAAATGGATCGACAGGCTATCAAAGACCTAACCTACGGTGGCATACAAGAACTGCTTAAAAACCGTACCTACTACTATCACAGCTCAGTGGGCTCGGGCTATAGTCATTGGACTGAAGAAGGCAAGGCTGCGCTGGCGGAGTTCATGAACATGGTGGGCTTTGAAATGCTACGTGCTGAAGAAGCTGAACTGGACCGTCGTGCCAAAAAGATGGTCATGGATGGATTGAAAGGCGTAAAATGAAGTTATTTCTAGGATGGGTCCTGCATCTCATACAGGGCCTTAAGTTTTGGCAGTGGACTTTCTTTGTGGGTTGGGGCCTGCTGATCACCAGCTGGCTCACTGAAGATCCCGTCAGACTCTACTGCAACTTGGGCGCCATGGCCATATTCTTATTTTGGATTTTCAAGTGGTTCTTGGTAGAGCCCTTGATGGAAAGCTGGCATCGTTATCGCGAACAACGCGAACGCTTATTCGATACTATCAAGAACAGCGATCACTAAAGCCAAGCATTCACAGCCTGATGCCCACAGAGCTCAGTGCTGTTAGACCATAGATCCGCAGGATCCTGCTCAAAGAGCCAATCAGGGCTGGGACCACGAGCTATGAGCCAGCTAGAGCTGTGATGCCAGGGTGGGCTACCACGTAGCTCTGCTTCCAACTGTTCTGGAGCCCAAGCACAGAGCCCAAACATAAAACGAAAGTGTCGAGGGTAGTCACCATCTGCCACACAGGCAAACATCTTTTCATCGCTGGTCATAGACCAATGCTCGTTGATCTCTATGGTCTCCATCATGGACCACTCTGAACTGTGCAGCATCCAAACTGTAGTGGTGTTCACAGGGCCACCCCAGTACAGAGGAAAGTTCATGCGTTCGGGCAGATTAAGATCCACTTCACGTGCTAGATCTAGCAGTGTATGAGGTGTGGGTTTATTGATGGTCAAGCCCGCCCAGCCCCCTTGGTGTTGCTGTGTCAGCATGATCACTGACTTTTTAAAACGTAGGTCGGGCATCTTTGGGGGTGCTATGAGTAGATCACCTAGTTCTAGATGCATGATCTGTCAACTCCAGTCTGGTAAGGGGCCGCCGTATTTCTTGCCCTTGATACGTTTTCCTCGGACCTTGATGCGCTCTGAGCCTACCTTGTGGCTCTTGCCCCCATCACGGCTACGATAGCCCTGGCTCTTGCATGAAGCCAGTTGGCTAGCACCTAGGGCCGAGTCTGGCTTACCGCTTAGGCAAAGGTCTCTGCTCGCGGGTTCTTCGTCTACTAGTGATTCTCTGATGATTTCGTTGATTTTCATGCGTAGGTGCCTCGAGGGTGTGTGGGCCATGTGATGTCATAGGGCCATCCTGGCTGCGAAGGTAGATCTCTCAGGGCCTGACGGAATGCAGTCCAAGAGTGCTGTTGCTGTGTGGTCATCTGTGCCCAGCGATCTGGTAGTACATAGACGTCACTTTCTCTAAGGAACTTGTCACGTTGACTGCGTGTGGCCAGGGTGTCTTCTGCGAGCCTACTTACTCGTTCTTGTGCAGTGATAGTTCTAGTCTGCCACTGTAGATGCCACTGTCCATTGACCTGTACAGGACCCACTTGTTCTACTATCGTGCGGCGATCCATGGGCTTAGAATGGTCGGGTTCTGGGGGCGCATCAAGCTGGATGTTCTGGCCCTGATCTCTTAGCTGGCGATATAGTTGTTGGTCAATCATATGTGTATTTACGCTCCGTAGATGATGCCCGCGACTAATATGTCACGGGTCAGCTGTTTCTTTAGTGTTTTGAAGTCTGCGCCCACATCATACCACTGTATGTAGCCACGTTCATCGTGATAAAGCACCTGTGGTGTCGTTGATGTGACATCGGGTATAGTATTGCCCACAGCATCCTGTCCAGGTAGGCCACGTGGACCCTGTTCGCCCGGGGCTCCCTGTGGACCTTGTGGTCCAGCGATAGTGACTATGCCTGTGACTGTGTCAGTGGTAGCTGTGCTGCCCGCAGCGACCTGTACAGTGACGGTGGCAGTGGCAGCAGCGGCAGCAACATCAGCAGTGGCTATACCATAGCTCACAGGGTTCAATCGCAGGGTAGTAACGCTGGTACCGTCTACTGCGCTTTGTCGTGTGAATCCCTGTGCAGCAGCAGTGACTAGATCGCTTCGTGTAGTGATGGCCATTATTCTCTCTCCACCCAAGTGCCCCAACCGGGAAACTCTGTGTCTATGACTGCCTGCATATGATCAGCATTGTGCATGGCTACCAAACTGTAGAAATCTTTAGAGCCCACACGCTCAGTCATGAGCATCATAGAGTTGTTGGGATCCGCGACGAATGCTCTAACAGACGCTAGTCGCTCAGAGTCAGGATCAGTGAGTTGATATATGATTCTCATATACATATTTAACCCTAGTTCACAAGAATCCAAAAATGCAGAGCAGAGACTTTGACTAGGCGAAGCCCTAGCGCAATTTTTATAGCCGCGAAGCGGCAGCGGTCGCGAAGGGTTTCTAGCAGAAATCCAAATGCTGTTGACGAGTTAACTCAGGATACTGTAAGTGTATCCAAGCTAGATATCTCTCTGGAACGAAAAAGTCTATGCAGTCCCCGCGAAACTCTAGATGACCGCCTAAGGGTTGTACGCGAGCCCATATGGCTTCTTGATCATAGGCAACCGTACTAGTAAGTCTTAGACACACAAGCGATCTGCGATGTATCACGTTATAAGAGTAATAGGAATGTGTACATGACCTCAGAGCATTCTATGAGCACTATGTAGCGATCACCAAAAAAGTCCAGTTGATCTGGATTGACTTCATCGCGTATGAGCGTGTGTATGATGCGTATGGGCTGGCCTGAGTCTATGAAGTCGTGTAGACGTTCCAGCTGGCCAAGATCATAGTCTAGAGTGTACATACTGCTATTTAACGTAGAATCAGGGCTTGCGGGCCGCTAGAGGCTTAAATATGCATATGAATAAACTAGTTCGTACTGTAGTAGAAGATGATGTTTGGTACGTGTTAGCACTCTTATTATTGAGTGTGATCAGCTTTAACTTGGGTTTACTCATAGGCTGGATTTGGATACTAGCACGATGATGTCAGTCTACTATCTAGTACACAAGGACACGGGTCGTAGACTGCGCTACTATAAGAATCGGGCAGGAGCCCGAATAGCCCAACGTGCTCGTAACTCGCACTTGGGCTTTAAAGATCGTGTAGAACGAGTAGACATAGGCAACTGGGAAATGGAACAGTGTAGACTACAGGACGGAACTATAGTAGAAGCAACTTACTGTATAGTAGAAGATACCGTAGATACCATAGACTTCATAGAAGCTGCAGACTAGCAGGCCCCGCTGCAAGATGTTGTGTGCTTGCGCACAACAACACTGGGTCATGTGCGTATGCGCATACGGGTCAGTAAATGCAGAAAAGTGTGATTTACTGATCGGAGGTCTGCGTATAGACATCGCTACAGGGGGTCTAGGGTGCAAGAGAGTGCAGAAAAGTGTGGATTTGTGTGAAAAAGTGTGACCATTTAGCATAGCCTCTCTGACCACCGAAGCCAAAAAATCTTTTACCTTTTAGGCAGGATCTCTACCTTGCTCAAACGGCGTGATTCCACCATTATTCTACCACGATCTGACCACTCTTGATGGCCGTCCCATGGTGCAGTCATAGGCCCCGCTGCTAAGGATACACACACTGTAAATACTAGTATGCAGAAAGTTAGACTCATCACTGAATATCAAGACGGCCGTCCTGTATATACTGTACGCGATTCTTGGAATCTCACTGTCATACAGACCTCTAACTATACACTAGCACGTGGCTTCTTTGAGATGTGCAGTCGTGGGCACACGGCTCGTACACTGTTCATGATTAGTCGCAGGCCTCGTCGCTACTACTCTAGATAGCTAGGCCCCGCTGCTAAGGATACTATATTTTGGACTTGACAGACCTTGTGTGATCACATATAATATACACATGCGCAAGAAACGTTTGCTTAGCCAAAGTAGAGGAGAACCCATGACACTTCCAGATGAACGATACCGTGCGGTCAGGATGGCCGAACGATTCATGCAGGATTTGCTGGATCCACGTAAGACTCCTAGAGTGCCCAAGACTATACGTGCCCAGGCTCGCAGTGTACTACGTCATTATCCCTCAACGTATGATCTAGATCGTGCAGCACAGGCAAGTCCTGAGATCTTTACTAAGCAGCTAGATCCTCTCTACAAGATGGTCAAGCAGCATGACATGAGGGATCGCATGACTGAAGAAGTAGAAGAAGATCTACGCGAAGCCCGGAACACGGGACTTATATAAACAGCAGCTACAGCAGCAGAGTTTTCCGGGGGGCCTATAGCTCAGACGGTTAGAGCAGTGGACTCATAATCCATTGGTCCTTGGTTCGAATCCAAGTGGGCCCACCATCACAACAACAGCAGCTACAGCAGCAACTATGAAGAGATCTCCTAATCCCATGGACCCCCTAGACGATGTCAAACGTTGGTTCGCGGAGTTGTGGCCCGTGCAGCAGTGTGCGGTCATCGTGGGAGTTCTAGCTGCGCTCGCTGTACTAGTTGCCTGGGCCCTGCGAGGACCTTGACCCCGAGGCTGCATGTGCTGCGAATTGACCGGGGTCATGGGTCGAGGTATGCGCAGCACGTGAGCTAGCTCCGGGGAATCTCCTAGACTGTGGATAACCCTGTGGATAACTTTTTTTAAACGAGTTGGCGATTTTGGTTGACAGATTGGGCTAGGGGTGCTATACTATATGCATAATGAAGGAGCGAGCAATGCGGGCCAAACGTACAGACCGGAATCACATCGTATACGAGCTGCAGGTACCTGCGGGCAACTACATCGGCGTTACAGCTAAGACTGAGACTACTATTAATAAGAGTGTACGTGCTCGCGCTGCCAAGCACTTCTATCGTGCCCATTCAGAGAACAAAGATTGGGCCCTGTGCTGCGCTCTGCGAGATGTCGCGAGCAAGGATGACATCACTATCATAGTACATGCTGTGATCCGAGGCAAAGCTGCGGCACATAAAGAAGAGGTACGCATCCGGCGCGAAATTAAGCCCACGCTCAACACAGATGTGCGCGGCGACTAAAAAACGGTTGACATTTTGGCTAGAGAGTGTATAATACACACATGTTTAACAAGGAGCGCGATATGCTAACACTTACAGCACAGCACAACGAAGACGGCATGTTAACACGTGAATACGACTGCGACTTTACAGTTACTACAGCTGGTGACGGCTTGTGGGGCTGTGAAGCAGGCAGACAAGTGCGTGTGACTGCGATTAGTGTAACAGAAGAAGATGACTATAAGAGCATTTATGTTACACACAACAGCACGTGGGACATTTACACAGACACAGCGTTTGAAGATGCTATTAGCACAGCACTAGGCTACGAAGTGCGTTTTACAGAGCAAGGCATGCAAGAAGACGAGCTTGCTAGCATGGAATAAGCTAACAGCAGCAGAGGGGTTGACAAGGTGCAGCTCCTCTGCTATAATACACACTTAACACACAGGAGCGAACTATGGGTACACGTTGTCTTACTTTTGTCTACGATGGCGACATTACTGAGGGTGCCATCATCAATCTCTATCGCCAGTACGACGGCTACCCCAGCGGGCACGGTGCTGAGCTAGCACGTTTCCTCACACAGGGTACACTAGTCAACGGCCTACGTGGTGAAGATCGTGTGGTGTTCAACGGTATGGGCTGTTTGGCTGCGCAACTGGTCGCACACTTCAAAGATGGCCCCGGGCAGTTCTATCTCTACCCCGTGACTGCTGCAGACTGCGGCCAGGACTATGAGTATCACGTCTACGAGCGCGATAACATCATACACGTACAGGTCCGCGATCGTGGCTGCAACATGTTTGGGCTCACCATGAGCGAGACCAATGCTGCGTTGTTCGATGGGCCCATTGGTCGCTTCTACGAGTACTGCGAGGATAGGCAAGCAGCATAACCCTTTGGACTCTAAGGGTTTTTTCTGGGGTTGACAGGGTACCCAAAACCCTGTATAATACAGACTTGTTTAACACACACAGGAGCGCAAAATGGAAGCAACGCAACGCGAGTATTTCGTACGTCGTCTCAACGAGATCGCACGTGAAAAGGTGCAGGCTAAAGCAGTAGAACTGTTTGGGCCCACAGGCCGTCCTCAGCAACCCACGTGGGGCATGGTCTTTGAAGGCATCCGTTCCGGAGAGATTACCCTTAAAGAAGACAAGGTGGACTACACGGGTCCTTACCTTAACCCCAGCGATGTAGTGTGGCCTGCTATGGAAGCCAAAAAGGCAGAGCTGGAAGACTACCGCAAGACTGTAGAGCGCGAGCGTCAGAGTGCCGAAGATCGTGCTATGCTAGACGCAGACGCACAGAAAGCCCTTGATGCTTTCCAGGGTATTTAACAAATAGGTTGACAGGGCCTTCGGGCCCTGTTATAATACGATTTTAAACAACATAGGAGCGAAGACTTATGCCAGCAATCATCGAGATGCGCGAAGGTACCTATAAGATCCGTGGCGCTGAAGTGTCCATGGCGGGTAACCGTTTCGAGCTCGTGGAACAATACAAAGAAGGCGCCAATGGCGGTTATGTTACTGTTGCGGGTGGCTCAGTATACCCAAAGAATGCTGGTATTCCAGATCGTTCAATCCGCATCCGTTGTGCATCAGCACAAAGCTACGTGGTAGTCTCTGGGGCAGTGCCTGCTACGCCCGCAGGTGACAAGAGCCTAGAGCAGATCAAGGTTTCGGATGAAGTAGTCGCACACGAGACTGATGAGCAGATCGTAGAGCGACTGCGTGGCCGCTTCCAAGTACTCAAGGACATGACCAAAGCAGTCAAAGAGGGCACCGTGCGAGCTATGATCGTCACTGGCCCTCCAGGTGTGGGCAAGAGCTTTGGTGTCGAAGAAGTACTGTCGCGAGACGATCTCTTTGATACCCTGGGCAATCGCAAGCCCAAATACGAGATCGTCAAGGGTGCTATGAGTGCCGTGGGTCTGTACAGCAAGCTCTATCACTACAGCGAAAAAGGCAACGTTATCGTGTTCGATGACTGCGACTCTGTGCTGTTAGATGATCTTAGCCTTAACATCTTGAAGGCTGCTCTGGATAGCTCTAAGAAGCGTACTATCTCGTGGAACACTGACAGCCGTATCCTGCGCTCTGAGGGAGTGCCGGACAAGTTTGAGTTCAAGGCAGGTGCTATCTTTATCACTAACATCAAGTTTGAGAATGTGCGTTCTAAGAAACTGCAGGATCACTTGGCGGCTTTGGAGTCACGCTGTCACTACATCGATCTCCAAATGGATACAGATCGTGAAAAGGTGCTTCGTATCAAGCAGATCGTCACTGACGGCATGTTGGATACCTATGAGTTCGAGGATGTACAACGCGATGAAGTCGTAGACTACATCATCGAGAATCGCGGCAAGATGCGTGAGCTGAGCCTGCGTACGGTGCTCAAAGTCGCAGACCTGCGCAAGAGCTTTCCTACTAACTGGCAGAGCATGGCTGAAGTCACTGTCATGAAGCGAGGTTAACATGGAATGGACACCCAAAACATGTCAATGGATTGGGCCCGACAAGGACCCAGTCCGTGACACAGATCTGTTCACTTGCCTGAGTGCCGTGATGCCAGGCAAGAGCTACTGCGCAGAGCACTACTCAAGGGTCTACATGGGTGGTACAGCTCTGCGTCGCAAGCGCCAGAACAAGAAGGAGCTCGAAGCTGAGCTGGCTAAAATAATGTGTAAGGATGAAGATCATGAACACTCTGTTTAAACTCGTAGGGCTTCTAGCTCTGATTATATTCTTTATCGCGATTGGTCCACTGGCCGTTATTTGGGCGTGGAACACGCTGTTTGGTGCTACGCATGAGATCCCGTTCACCTTTTGGACGTGGTTGGCCGCTGCTATTTTGATGGCAGTGCCCCAGGTGCGTGTTAAAACGGCAAAATAAGCCATTGACCTTTGCGGTAAGGTTGTTGTAATATAAAGGTACGCTGTTGAACTACAGCTATATTAACTTTAAAGGAAAAGGCAAACTATGAAGTTCATCAACAAAGATACGAAGACCTACAAGGTTTTCAATGCACTCTACAATGGTGCTGCTCTAACCCAAAGCCAAGCTGAGAAGCGTTTTGGCGTGGGTAACCTGGCTGCAGAAGCAAGCCGTATTCGTCAGCATGGTTATGCTGTTTACGCTAACAGCCGTACAGCTGGTAATGGCGTGACTGTTACCGAATACGTCATGGGCAAGCCAAGCCGTGAGATCGTTGCTCTTGGCTACAAGGCTAAGGCTCTAGGCATTACGCTCTAAGAGCTTATCGGTTCAAAATCCAAGCCGATTCGCTCCCGGGGCGGGTTTTGGGAAGGGTCCTTTAGGGGCCCTTTCTTTTTGGCCCTGTGTTGCATAAAAGCCACACCTCGCCGGCACTCCCGCCTGTTGCAAAAATACAACAGTTTTTTTGGTTGACAGCCCTGAGTAAATACCGTATAATAGAGGCATAGTTAGGACATAGGAGCGAGCTATGCAGTTTACAGCAGATCAAGTTTGGGGTGCCGCAGCCGCTGCCCAACGCATCAACGGTGAGTACCTCAAAGAGGACAAAGGCCGTTACACTGACGAAGGCTACGTAGTTGATAAACGAGCCAACAAAGCTATGGTCAAGCAATGGCTCCGCGAGGGCGATTTCAGCCAGATCACTGAGGCCGATTATGCTGCTGGCCGCAGCGCCCGGGATCACTTCAAATCCTACACACTGTTGGCGCTCACAGGTAAGATGAACGATTTCCAAACCACGGCTATGAAGATCGCTGCTATGGAAGAGTTCACAGGTAAAAACATGTACGAGTTCGCTGTTATCAGCTGCCTACCCAGCGTGGCTGTGCGCGATCAGGCCCGTACGGAACTCAAGCGAGAGATCTATGCCTCTGAGCAGCTCAAGGCTGCTGTAGGTGATACCATCGTCGGGGAGATCACTGTGGTCAGCGCAAGGTATAACCCTAACTTCGACAAGTATCGCGTCAACGCCCGTATGGGTGAGAGCTTCGTGGACTTCTGGTTCGGCAAAGCCCTTGAGGGCAGTGTGCGGGTCAAGGCCAAGGTCAAGGCACTCCGTGGCGATAATACAACACAACTGAACTACGTCAAAATAGTTGGTTGACAAAGAGCTCACTTGGTGCTACAATAATGATACTGAGAGAGCGTTTTTAACCCTGAGAAAGAAAGGTCTAGTATGTCAAAGCAAGATATCTCTATTCGCCAAGTTGGCCCTAAGGGTGCCAAGAAGGCAATCCGCAAGTCGCTGACTGTGCGTCGCCCTGTGTTCCTGTGGGGCCCTCCAGGCATTGGTAAGTCCGATGTCGTTAAGCAGATCGCTGATGAGCTCAACCGTGAGGTCATCGACGTCCGCCTAGCTCTTTGGGAGCCCACTGACATCAAGGGTATCCCCTATTACAATGCAGATGTAGGCAAGATGGTGTGGGCACCGCCCGCAGAACTGCCTGTGGATCCTGAGTCCACTGCTGTGATCTTCTTGGACGAGCTTAACTCCGCTCCTCCTGCTGTTCAGGCCGCGGCCTATCAGTTGATCCTTAATCGCCGTGTTGGCACCTATGTCCTGCCCAAAGGCGTTGACGTAGTCGCCGCTGGTAACCGTGAAGGTGACCGTGGTGTTACCTACCGTATGCCTGCTCCGTTGGCTAACCGCTTCGTCCACTTGGAGATGAAGGTAGACTTCGATGACTTCCAAGACTGGGCTACGCTCAACAAAGTCCACCCTGATGTGGTAGGTTATGTGGGCTTTGCCAAGCAGGACCTCTACGACTTCGATCCTAAGAGCCCTAGCAAGAGCTTCGCAACTCCGCGTTCTTGGGTGTTCGTGAGCGATCTGCTCAAGGACGATGACACTGATCAAGATACCCTGCACACTCTGGTCGCAGGTGCTATTGGTGACGGCCTTAGCATGAAGTTTATGGCTCACCGTAAGATCGCAGGCAAGATGCCTAAGGCTGGTGACATCCTCGACGGCAAGGTCAAGGACCTCCAGATCAAGGAAGTGTCAGCGATGTATTCTTTGACCGTTAGCCTCTGCTACGAGCTCAAGGATCGTGCAGACAAGAAGGTCAAGAACTGGGACGAGGGTGCCGATAACTTCTTCCGCTACATGATGGATAACTTCCCTACTGAGCTGGTAGTTATGGGTGCTAAGACCGCGCTCACCAACTATGACTTGCCTTTGGATGCTTCGAAGATGAAGAGCTTCGATGAGTTCCATAAGCGTTTTGGCAAGTATGTTTTGAGCGCCATGGAGAACTAGACCTCTCCAGCGCCAAAGGGCGGGGACTTCTCAGGGTCGCCCGCCCACCTTTTTCGGTTGACAAATAAATAAACAGAGCATATAATAGAAGCATACTAAGAAGGAGCGTGTTATGGACCCGATCGTAGAGAAACTGACAACTGCCCGAGTAGGACTGCTACTCAAGGAGCCGTTCTTCGGCAACATGGCTACTCGTATGCGTCTGCTCGATGCCAGCGACTGGTGCCCGACTGCGGCAACTAACGGTCGTGACTTCATGTATAACAAGAAGTTCATCGAGAAACTTTCTATCAAGAAACTAGAGTTCCTGTTTGCACATGAGATCTGCCACTGCATCTTTGACCACTTTGGTCGTGTTGGTAGCCGCGATCGTCAACTGTCTAACATCGCACAGGACTTCGCTGTTAATCAGATCCTTATCGACGAGCGTATCGGCGAGAAGATCACTGAGGTTAAGATCTGCTACGATCCAAAGTATCGTGGTATGGCCTGGGAAGAGATCTACGATGATCTGTATGCCAAGGCAGAGAAGATTCCTATGGACCAGCTCTTGAAGCAACTTGGTGACCTTCTCGACGAGCACATCAAGGAAGGCGATGGCGGCGGCAAGGACGGCAAGGAAGATCAAAAGGATGGTCGCCCTAGCATCTCCAAAGAGGATGCACAACGCATCAAAGACGAGATCAAAGAGGCCATGATCCAGAGTGCCGCGGCCGCTGGTGCAGGTAAGACTCCTGCAGGTATCATGCGTATGATCAAGGACATGACTGAGCCTAAGATCAGCTGGCGTGAGTTGGTGCGTCAAGAGATCCAAAGCATCATCCGCAACGACTACTCCTTCACCCGCCCTAACCGCAAGAGTATGCACTCAGGTGCGGTGCTTCCAGGCATGAAGGAAGCCACTACTATCGACATCGCTATCTCTATGGATATGTCAGGCAGTATTGGGCACGAGGATGCAACTGTATTCTTGAGCGAGATCAAGGGTATCATGGATCAGTATGAGGACTTCAGCATCAACCTGTGGTGCTTTGACACAGAGATCTATAACCACAAGACTATCACTCACGACAACGTCGAAGACTTGGTAGACTACGAGCCTCAGGGCGGTGGTGGAACTATGTTCGAAGCCAACTGGGAGTTCATGCGTGAGCAGAACATCCAGCCCAAGAAGTTTATCATGTTTACGGACGGTTACCCCTGCGGTAGTTGGGGTGAGGAAGACTACTGCGATACTATCTTTATCGTTAAAGGAAACACACAGGCTGAGTCACCCTTTGGCCAGACTGTGATCTACGAGAAAGAGGTAGCCTGATTTGGGAGTGCCAGGGGCTGTGGCTAAAATGCCACAGTACCCTAGGCCCCGCTGCTACACGTATGCGTGTAAGTGGTCTTGACAGATTGATAGATTGATCGTATAATATAGATACTGACACACAGAAAGGAGCACCAAGATGTTGAAATATGTCGTGGTTTTTGTAGCTGGTATAGTGTTCGGGCAAGTCGGATTCTCTGGCGTAGCTCGTATGCTAGATCATGGTGTTGATAAGGTTAAGACAACTTCCCAGGAGATGGCACGATGAGCAGACTAGATCAGATCGCTTACGAGATCGAGCAACTGTTTATCGAAGGCCTTAGCCCTAGGATGATCAGTGAGACCCTTGGAGTGCCTGTGAGCATGGTCCATGACTGGCTCGCTAGCAACAGCCTCGATGATGAGGACGGCTGTGGTCCTGACCTAATAGAGGATGAGTTGAGTCCTTACTCAACTGTAAACAGTTAATGAGTAAACTAGAGTTCTACGCAAGGCCCTTAGTGGCCTTCGACGCTTACAATAAAGATCATAGGCGCTACTACGCAGAGTTCCTAGAATATGGCGGATGGGGCCGTTGCCCTGTCCGTTTCGTTTGTCCGGAAGATTATGGTATGGACCTGCCTACTATGATCAAGCATAGGTTAATCCAGTACTACGTGGATCGTGAGTTTGGGGGCAGCAAACTATCACAGGAACGATCTAAGGCCCTAGCTGAGGATGCTGACCGTATGTACAAGGAAGCGGGCAGGCTGCGCAAGGAGAGCCAGGCTCTTCTTAAACCCCGAAGGTAATTCTGCAGCGAATTGACCGGGGCTAGCTATGCGTGTACAGCATACCAGCCCTGCAAAAAGATTGGTTGACAGCTCGGGCTATAGCTGCTACATTACACGGGTAAACAAAGGAGCAAGCCCATGTATATCCATCTCAAGTATACCGACAACAGCACGATCTACAGCATCGATGGTGAGCAGATCGAGTTCGTAGGGGGCCGTAGATCAGGGGACGTGGTCGTAAACGGCGATCATGTGTATCGTTACCAGCTGCGCGGTGAATACGTGCAGATCATCGATGAATACGACGATCTCGTAGAAGAGTTTGAGGACAGCGACGATTACTGGGAACGCTACGCTATGGAACTGGCGGGTGTGGCATAAAAGCCACACCTTTTTCTTTTCTGCAGATTTTGGTTGACAGTTTGGATTTTTGGTGCTATACTGTAGGCATACTAAGGAGAGCGAGTTATGGGATACTTTGCAAATCTGGAACTGGAAGTGATGAGCATGGCCCACGATATGGGTGATGATTTTGGCCAGGACGAAGGCACGATCCTAACCATCAGCGAAACGCTAGGTGTATCCCCAGAAGAAGTCCAACGAATCCTAAGCAGCGATTCTGATGCGGATTACGACGGTCAACCCGACGAGATGCAGGAGTGGCACGATTTTGACCCTGACTGCTAAAGGATTTTGGTTGACAGTTTGGACGTTTGGTGCTATACTAGCATCATAGTTAGATAAAAGGAGCGAAGAATGTATCCAGAGATTTCAGAACAAGAGCGTGTGGTCCGTGCCCTCAAGGGCTGGCAGTTCCTGCGCTCAGAACACGGTTGCCTCTACGATCGTGGCTCAGCAGACTCTTACTACGGCCGGGCTCGTCGGCCGCACTACGGTGGAGTTGGCGGCGAGTCAGGTCCCCGCGTTGAGGTTACGGATCCTGAGAGCGTGGCCGAATACATGGCTGGCTACGACTACAACGAACGCTACGGCGACAAAAAAGATTGGCGCTGATCGGTTGACAGATTGGTATTTTGGTCGTATAATACACATACTAAACAACTTAGGAGCGAATCAATGACACAGTCATCAATGGAAAAATCCGGAATGTTCTGCTTTATCGTAGGACTGCTCGTAACGATCTTCGGTGTGGGCGGCATTGAGCAGAGCTTGGACAACTCCGGTCTTTTGCTGGGTGCCTTGGTTTCTACCGTGGGATTGATGATCATGGGCTGTGGCGCGATGATGATCCAGAATGCAGAGGCCTACAAGTGATCAAGCCCGAGGAACTGGACTATCTACGCCGCGCTCTGGATGCCCTGAGTGCCCCGGAAACGACCGCGATGGCCCAGGCTAAGATCCTAAGGACCGTGAGCCAGATCGCCGATCGAGCCTCACGTGAGATCGAGCAGAGGTTCGTGGATCGGGTAGACCAGAACTTGGCCAATCAACATTTGGTTGACATTTTGAAACGCTGAGTGTATAATACACATACACTTAGGAGAGCGATATGAGAGATTTTAATGCAGTTGGTCATGATCTACAAGCGATTGATGGACTCTTGGATCAGATCGAGGAACTGGCCATGGCCCTCCCGATCAGAGCCGGCCAGAAGAAGATCATCCAGAGTAAGATCTACGATCTATACACAGAGATCGAAGACGGTGTTGAAGTGAGTTCAGTTGACTTTGACTGATTTTGGATGTATAATACTAACTTAACTTAAGGAGCGAACCTATGCCAAACTGGTGCAACAACTATGTGGAAATCAGCCACAAGGACCCTGAGAAAATCCGTGCTCTCGCAGACGCATTCAATCGTGGAGAGTTTTGCCAGCATGTGATTCCTACTCCTAAAGAGCTCACTGACACAGTGTCAGGCTTCATGGGCGAGGACAAGCGTGAGGCCCACGAAGCACAGCAGAAGTCCAACCTTGAGAAGTATGGACATGCTGATTGGTATAGTTTCCAGACCAGCCGTTGGGGCACCAAGTGGGATGTGGGTGGCGATGACTGCAACCCTGCAGACGTCAGCGAGGATGGCACTAGCATGAGCGTGGGCTTTGACAGTGCTTGGGCTCCTCCAGTGGGCGTTTACCAAGAACTGACCGAGCAGGGCTATGAAGTGCGAGCCATGTATTATGAGCCCGGCATGTGCTTCGCTGGCGTCTTTGAAGATGGCTGTGAAGACAACTATGACCTGAGCGAGATGTCCAGCAAACAGGTCCGCGATGAGATTCCTGAGGACTTGGATGAGTGCTTTGGCATCAGCGAGTGCATGGAAGAGTATGAGCGTGAGAATGAGGAAGAGCTCACACAGTGGATCCGTGAGGGTGCCGAAGCCAAGGAGCAGCCGCTGTGATGAATGTGGTCAAGTTGGACCGACGCTATGACGGGCATGAACGCTTTAGTCACAGGGTCGAGTTCACTGGCTACACAGGGCAAGGGCGTGTGATCCGTGTCAAGCAATGGGTCCGCGCCCGCAACTGGCTTTGGCAACAGTTTGGCGCCAGCGGAGAACTGTTCTGCGCTCGCCCAGAATACTTCGACGGCACACAGCCGGTTTGGGCTTGGGATGCAGAAAAGTCGAGTATATACCTAAACAAAGAAGCATACACGATGTTCATGCTACGCAAGGAGTTTTGGGAAAATGAAGCGAACCTTTGAGTTCAAGTTTGAAGTCCTTTGTGCCGGAGAGGGCACAGCGGACGAGGCTAGGGTCGAGCAGATGATCGATCTGGCCATGCAGGATCTTATCTATGACGACGAGTTCATCGCTGCTCTAGATGAGAAGGAAGCTGTGACTATTCGGGTCACCAAACTAGGAGATTTTGGTAAACCGAATGGTTGACAGTATGGATTGGCTATGCTATATTAGTAGCATACCAAATAGGGTTGGTATACTTTTAAACACACACAGAAAGGCACATTAAAATGGCAACTGAAAAGAAGTTCTCCGTAGCTGGCGTTTCGACGCTGAATGGTAAGACTAAGATCCGTTTCGCAAATGACTCGATGCGAATCAAGATCCTCGCAAAGAATGGTCACAAGGACGTTGACTTGATCAACCTTCCTAACGAGATGACCAAGGCTGAGATCGCTCAGCACCTGTACTCTACAGGTTATGGCACAGGTAAGCCTGCAGTGGAAGCTGCCATCGCTTACGTAGCCAAGAAGAACGGCGTCACCCTTGCTGCGCCTGCAGCTAAGGTCGAGACACGTGAAGCTGTTACTGCCTAATCCGATTCGCTCCCGGTAATAGGCACAGGGCGGGTGTACTCGATGCATCCGCCCTTTTTTTATCTCTCTTAGGAGTAAATAATTCATGGAACTGATCTTAATTCTATTCACGGTATTCATCCTGGGATTCCTTCTGGGCCGCTTCGTAGAGCGTGTGTTCTTCCGTATGATCCTCGGCGAAGTGCTCAAGGATCTAGGCATCAAGCCCGCAGACCTTCGTAAATTACGCGAGAAATTAGAGCGGGAGATCACCGAGGACAGCGATGAGAGTGCCGAACCCGAGCTGATCCAGATCCGTATCGAGCAGCATCAAGGCCAGCTCTATGCCTATCGCAAGGACACAGAGCAGTTCGTAGGACAGAGCTCTACAGCTGAGGGACTACAGCGAGAGATCCGCAGCCGCTTCAAGGACACGGTTAAATTCATCGTTGATCGGGCCGAGGGTGGCGATCTACTGTTGCAAAAAAACAACACCTAAATCGGTTGACCTTTTCGCAGTTTGGCAGTACAATACACATACTGACACACAAAGGAGCAACTATGCGCACAGACATCCGTGATTTCATCCTCAGGGACGCCACACTCGAGGATACCTCTGAAATGATCGATCTGATCAAACAGCGGCGCACCAAGCTGTCAAAGATGGCTACCATCAACCTCATGGCCGGGGACAAGATCTCATTCACCAGCAGCCGCACCGGACGTTTGATGGTGGGCACCGTGGAAAAGGTCGCGATCAAGAACTGTATCGTTAACACAGCCTTTGGTCGCTACAGGGTTCCCGCAAACATGCTGTCTAGGGTCGAGGACTGATGTCAGGTTGGATCGTCTACGAGGTCCGCTCGGGCCGTATGGAAAAGTACTACAAGCGAGCCAGCACGGCCCGTAGGATAGTCACACAGCACAACACTCCACGTGAATACGATTGGGGTCAAGGCTACGGCACATACCGCTACGAACCTCGCGAGATTTGGGCCTGCTGCTCTTACAGGGACTACGAAGGAATCTTGATGGGGCTGCGCGGGGATCAGTTCAAGATGTGGCAATTCTGCAACAGCCCGACTGGTTGACAGTTTGGGCGAACGGTAGTATACTACACACATATTAACAAAGGAGCGAATGATGATCAATCAAGATCTCAAAGTCATAGCAGGCATACAGGAACGCTTGGGTCAGCTGCCCGTGCTGGAAACCCTGATCTACATCGAGAACAACACTGAAGAGTTCACCATCTCAGAGCTGCGTAGTTTCCACAACGTGATGAGCCAGTTCCGCGCTCTGTTCGCGGCAGCATAACGTGGTTGACAGTTTGGGTCTACGAGCATATAATATGGACATGACAACAAGGACTACTCATGCAGACACTCTTAGCCGTTGCGATGATCTTTGCGCCCCCCGTGGTATTCGCAGCCACACTCTTGCTATGATCGCTGCTGCGGCCAAACACTTGGCGCTCATATGTACCCTAGCGGGTGCTGCGGCAACTGCACTGGGACAGGATCCCTTGAACATCCTGCTGCTGAACCTAGGCAGCGTCCTGTACCTATACTGGAGTCTAACCGTACGCGATTGGAACTTGGTAGCTGTGAACGCGGGACTATTGACTATCTATGCTATTGGAGCTATACTAAGACTATGATACAGATCACAGGACTCACACATAGGCAGCGCGAGATCATAGACATACTATGGAACTGCCAAAGCCTAGGACAAGCTGAAGCTGTGCTGGCAGCACTGCCCTATAAGGACGGCTGCGATGGCCGTAGCCTGCTGCAGATCGCTGCGTGGGAATGCACAGAACAAGAACAGGGGCTAGACACATATGCAGATGCTGCTAAGACTGCTATCCGTAACGCTAGCCGCTAGCTGTGCTGCGGGCTGCGCTGTTAGGGATCGTAGAGATGCGCCCTGGGACCCGAGACCGCCTTATCAGTTGACGGATCAGATCCCTGCTTGGTCGGGCGCAGCAGAAAGGATCTGTTCAGGGCACCTCAGAGACGACCAGAAGAGACCCGGCATGACGGATCGGTGTTGAGGTCTCGGTCGGTGAAGGTTCGGCCGATGGGGGTGGGGGGCTATAGTGCGTACAGTGTTGTATTTTTGCAACAGGGGTAGCAAATCACCACCCTGAAAAGAAAAGTACTCCACCCAAATTTTTTGCGCGGCCAAAATTTTATCCCGCTAGGACCCTTTTCTACTCTGTTCTATATACTTGATAGCTCGCTGTAACCGTTCTACATCGTCTGCTAGATTTCCCAAGCCCATGTTGCATTTATGGCATAGCCAACCTCTAAATAGGCCTGTTTCGTGATCATGATCGCAGACCCAGTTTTTTCTACGCAGACTGTGACCCTGCATTTCATCATAGTTTCTTAGACAGATAGCACAGCGATGATCTTTCTCGGGCGGCTTTGCTGACCTTTTAATAGCTCTTAGAGTTCGACTCTGCTGTCTAGCGCATTCTCTGCATTCATAGCGTAGATACCCATGTCGACCGCCGTCTCTGCCAAAAGCCGATTCTGGCTTTTCCACTAGACACATCGCACAAGTTTTAGTTTGTTGTCGCATAGTTATATGATACTATCTTATGGTCTAGGTTGTCAACTCGATAAGTAACAGATGCGCATAGACATCCATTTCCTAATATCTTATACACTGTGGCTGCTAGTGTTCCTAGTCATCATCGCGGTCATGATCCTGCAGTGATCTCTAGATCTGCCTTCCCCAGCTGACTCTTAGCCATAGTCTTTCATGCACATAATGTAACGCTGTCAGCACTATGTTGGCCCAGATCGCTCCTGACCATCCTGCCCATATGGCTGTTACACAGGTAGCTATCACTCTCCATATCACAGCTCTAGCTATGGTTCTCTTGTGTGTTTCTGTCATTTTTTGCCTCCATTAGGTTATTTAAGCTATATACAATCATGCCCTATAGAGAATATGCTGTCTACACTTCGGATCCCAGTCTAGAGCGTGCTCTACGCTTCGCAGAGAGGTATGGTCTACACTACGAAGTGCATCTAAATAGGACACGCATACTAGTGCCGCGCAACACCTTAGAAACACAGTTTTTGCTAGAGTGCGAGGGAGCAGTAGCCGTCATTGAACGAGAAGAATATTATGGATATAGAGGAAATAAGAGGTCGTAAGTACTACTACAGTAGGGAGGAAGATACTTGGTATCCCATGCCCGATAAGCTGGACAACGATCTAAATGCATTCGCCATGTTCATGGCCAAGATTGGGGCGGTCTGTGTTGTATGCTGGCTAGCTATGGAATACTTTGGTCTTACTAGAAGCTAAAAAATCTTACCGCTGTGCGCTTCGCGCTAAATTTTTGCGCTGCTTCGCCGAAAAAAAAATCGCGCGGCTGCGCCTTGACAAACAAGTCAGCATCGTGTATACTAAGACTATGAAAATACGAGTAAAGGATCTGGGTGAGCATCGTTGGCTCTGCTACTGTTGGCCTGCTAACAGTCTAGAACGGCATGAGTTTATACAGTGGTGCCAATCGCATCCTGGAAACTTTTGGATCAGCCGTAACACACATGTCTGGGGCACAGAACCCATAGAAGTGCGTGGCGGCTCTAGATCAGATCAGCTACTACTAGCTATGAGATGGGCAGGAGGACGACATGGACCCGAAAACAGCACTTGATAAGTTAAACGCAGACCTCGCACAGGAACTGCTACCCCCTATGACCGCTGAAGAGCATCGTGAAGCCTATCGTCGGAGATACAGTGTCCAGCCCACGCCCGCTAGCCACCCACACTTATATGATCCCCTAGATCCGCCTGAAGGCTGGGTCTATGATGCGGCCTATGAGTTTTGGTACAAGCTGCCCGATGAACAGGATGTGCGTTGGATCAGTGTGATCACTGCCTTGACTATTGGACTAATGTTTGCGGCCTTTTGGCTAGCGGACTATCTCAGACCTTGAAGCTTTCACCGCAGCCACAACGTGCGGTTTCGTTTGGGTTGGTAAATTCGAAGCCTTCGTTTAGACCCTTCTTGACCCAATCTACTTCTAGCCCTGAGAGATAAACCTGATCTCGGAATGACACCAAGACCACGAACTCGGGCTGTGCGAAGTTGGTCACTCCCTCTTCTGCTGTGTAGGTGTCTACGTATTCTAACACATAGCTCAGTCCTGAGCAGCCACGTGTGTTGGTGCCTATGCGTATGCCCACACCACGGCCACGCTGTTTGAGTAGTTCTTGTATTTTAGTTCGGGCTCGTTCTGTGAACCTAATCACGTTTATACCACGGGGTTGTTGATCAGCTCGATGCGTCCCACCCAGTCCTGTGTGTTTAGGAACTTGTTGAGATTTAGACGATATGCGAAAGCATCAGCGATCTTTTGTGCATATGCAGGATCTGTGACTGGAGGATTTTTTTCCAGATTGAGTTCTCGCTGTAGTTGGTTTTCTTTGAGGCTGTAGGCCAAGATCGCATATTCCATGTTCTGCTCCGTTGTCTAGTATTTAGCTCAGCCAGCTCTGAGCCATTAACTGATCAGATTAAGCTAAGTATCTATATACAACTTTAACAAGGGAATATTATGACTCTAGAACAGATAGTTTGGGCCACGACCGTTTGGCTAGCATTAACTGTGATCACATATAGGCTCACTGGCTTCCGAGAAATCCGTGACTGCTTTAGCATGTTTTTAACTCGTGAATATTGGCAACCTCTCTACAACAAAGTAGAGTTTGCCAGTTGGTTCTGCAAGGCCATAATCATCATTCCAGGTTTGATTTTCGGCATACAGATTTGGTGGTTGTATTTCCTTACTCTGTTTACTAGCCTAACATTGATCTGGGCTTCAAACAAGAAACTGTTGCCCACGTTGGTTAGTTTTAACACCATGTGGGCCTGGCTCAGCTGCATGGTACTAGCACAACATTTGGTAAAATAACATGATAGAAGAAACACGCCAACGTACCATCACAAGGATGGTTACTTATAGGATAACCGCTTGGTTATTTACGATCTTTTGGACTTGGTTGTTTACTGGAGATATTGGCTCAGCCACAGGATTTGCCACAGCACTGCACATCCTGCTCAGCATAGACTACTACATACACGAGCGTATCTGGTTAAAGATACGCTGGGGTCTTACTCGTAGAGATAGTTGACCGTATCGGTGTTTTCGCGATAGGTCTTAGCGCCGTTCTTGTGATGAAACTTACGTGCCATTTCAGTCTTAGGACTTAGTGTCACGTAGGTTTTTACTTCGGGCTGTTCTTGCTTGATTTTAGCCTGCGCTTCTTCGATCAACTGGCGTCCAGCACCTGCAGCATATGACCAAATAGTATAGAACACTGCGGTATTGGTATTGACCACTTTGTCAGCTAGATCTTCTACAGTCGCAGGAATATCAGCTAAGAACTTGACACAGGTCACTGCTAGCGGGTGACCATCATCATCTTTTAATACAAAGATACGGCTGTTTTCGTTGACTCGCTGCTCAGCAGGAATCTCCGGTCTTACCGGATCGTCTTTGATTAAACTTAATAGATTGTCTTGTAGATCAGTGATGATGTGTAACATAGTCGTGCCCCATATATAATTATTATATAGGTATTTATTGACTATGTCAAATTTTTGCTTTCTAGGCTCAGTTCTTGGTCTTCCAACTCACGTATCTTGTCTGTGAGCTTGTCGATGACTCCCAGATTGCGCAGTTTCTTGAACACTAGATTTTCTGTGCTCCATTCACCGGCACGTTCCAATCCTGCCTTGCGCATATTGGTTATACGTTCTTTCATGGACTCGATCTTGTCCAAACTGCCAGAACTTATAGCAGCATCTACATCATGTACTATAGATTCTAGTTTACGCTCTACAGCACTGTCATCAGTTGGTGGCTGTGTCTTGCTGGGTTCTTTGATCCACTGACCATGTGCTACGCTATAGACTCCGGTGCTGTGATGTGCTTCATTTTCGCCCTGCACATAACATTCTACGGGAATACCACGTATGCTGATATTGTGATGTTCTCCCCACAGTGCCTTCTTTGCAGAAAATAACTCACGCATAGCTTCACTGACATCACCGCGGACGATCAAGTGTAGATCTAGATCGCTAAACTTGGTCCACGAATAGTTAGCGTTTGATCCAGTTACAGTATAGTCAACTACGGGTAGATCTACACCGATAAACTCTTCGAACTTTTCTGCTATCTTGATCAACTTGTGTGATACTTCAGGAAGTAGATCACTGCCCGACCAAATCTTGGGATTTAGTTTAGAGTTGACAGTTACAAAATGTCCAGCCTTGAACTCAGAAAGCCTCATTTAAACTCCGTATTTGTTACGTTTTGGCTTGGCCACAGGACTGGTCTTATTAGTGCCTTTGTTCTCTTCGCTTTTGCCGCGAGCAATAAGACCTTTATGATCTGTTGGAATCGTAGCGATCGCTTGGTTAACCATCATCGCTTCTAAGTCGCTGTATGGGAATGCGATATTGTATTTTTCGTACCAGCTAGCTGCATCCATGTCAACAGGTTTTTTACTTTTACCGTCAGCCATAGCCATAGCCATCATCATACGATTTAAGTGATAAACACGGTCATACCCACCCACGTCACGAGTTAGCTGAACGCCGCCGTGTCCTTTGTCAACGAGATCTTTGGGTACATCGCCCGTGACTTTTCCTTCGCTGATAACGTCTTTGATTCTCATATTACTATTTAGCCCATCGCAAATAATAGTCTGTAAGGGCATCATCACGATAAAACTCAGCTACTAGCGTGAGTCTTTCGTTGAGTTTATCTACTACTAGCTGGCAGCGTTCTGGGGGCTGTTTTAGAAGCCAGTTTACCTGATCAGTGCCTATTTCTGCGTGTACTTTAGGCCAGGGTATGTCTATTAGATCTGTTACCCTGTTTTCCCAGTTATAAAGATTGATTCTCTTATTCTTCATCTGAGTTCATGCTACTTAGAATCTCACGCAGCTTCGTGGATTCTACATTGGCACGAACTTTGCCTAGACTAGAACCCTGATCGGGTTCTTCTCTAGGTTGTACTTCCGTCTTACGTTTAATGGAATCAATGATGCTGCTTGCGCCTCTGCTTGTGGCGCCTGAGTGTTCTTGTTCTTCTTCTGGCAGATCTGAAATCTTCAAGCTCTCTAGATTAAACTCTAGATCTACTTTCATACCTACACCACTACTGCTACGTGTTTTCATCAACTGTATCTGATAGCGTCCACGCTCACGCATAGCACGACTTGTAAAGATACCAAACACATTATCTGCTGTCTGGATCTTTGACAGACCGCCCGAAATATGACTATGATCAAACTCTACTTCTTCTACAGCACCACGATTTAACTGTGCGGCAGTTACTAGTATGCAGTTCTTTTCTACAGCCAAATTTCTAAGTTCTTCTGAAACGTACTTGTCTTTGATAAACAGGTCTGCTGGGCTAATCTTCTTGCTAACAGGCATCAATAAGTCTAGATAGTCTACTAGCAGTACATCTACTTTACGTCCTGTTTTGATTTCAAACTCTTTGAGATATGCTCTTAGATCATTAGCAGTCTTTCCACTGGGCATATACTTGATCTGCATAGCGCCAGACTTCTTGCCGATGATCTTGACTTTCATTTCTACGTCATCTAGATCACGGAAAATCTCTTTAGTTGGTATGCCTGTGAGCATGGCATCGATACGCATACTAACAAGTTCTTCTGAAAGTTCTAGTGTCAGGTACACTACATTTAAACCCTGTAGTGCCCAGTTCACACCTAGGTTCGCTAAGAATAAGCTCTTACCTGCACCAGATCCACCCGCAAAGATATTCAACTCTCCACGGTTCATACCACCAAACAATCTCTTATCTAACGTCGGCCAACCTGTAGATATCTGACCATTCTTATCCTTGATACGCATGAGTCGACTTCTAGGATCAGCAAAATAGTCTGTGCCCATGTCCTTGGCTAGACCTATCTGTACTGCCTCTTTGATCATGACTTCTACCTGACCATAGTCATGTTTTTCTAATAGGTCTGCAGAGTTAATGATCGCACGTTCAAGTGCCTTGTGCCTAGTGAACTGCTCGAACTCATCCATGAGCCAATCCATGTGGCCATCTTTGACGTCTTCGGGTTTTTCTAATGAAACATTGCAGGTAGCATTGACCATTGCATAGTCTGGCAACACACTATATTGCTTGGCATATTCGTTGACAAACTCTGCGGCATCTTGTAGTTTCCGATCAAACAATGTGTGGTCAAAGATGCCTTGGCATCTGACGAAAACCTCTGCATCTGCTAGCATCAGTTCTAGGTATAGTTTTTGTACTTCGTATCCGTAATCTTTAATCATAGTTATTATTATATACTCTAGTTAAACACAGGTAAACCATATTTTTGACTCCAACGCTCAGAATCTTCTATGTCGTTTACCATAGGCTCTCCCTTGATATTAAGACTGGTGTTTAACAGCATTGGACAGCCTGTACGTGCATACCATATCTCTAAGAGTCGTCTAAATGGAGATCCGTCTTTTTCAACTGTCTGTACACGAGAAGTCCCGTCAACGTGAACGATAGCAGGATAAAGCTCAGGATTCCTGCACTTAGCGACCATTTGCATATAAGGACTGCGGCCACCAGGGATATCAAAATAATCATTAGATAACTCAGCCAAAACTGCAGGGGCAAAGGGTCTAAATTTTTGTCTTCGTTTAATATCATTTACTCTTTCCTTTATATCATTACCTCTGGGATCTGCAATAAGACTTCTATTGCCTAGTGCTCTAGGTCCAAACTCTGCACGACCCCTAGCTAGTCCACAAATCTTATGTTCTATAAGATAATCGACGATATGTTCTTCAGTAGTGTGATATCCCATATCGTAGCCCAAGAATGGTTCATCCCAATAGGTACCAAACCGCCAAACAGGATGATGTGCCAATACTGCGCCGATAGCTGATCCACTGTCGCCAGGACTAGGATAGATCCATAGTTTATCAAAATATCGATATACTAATCTATTGGCCACACAGTTTAAGGCACAGCCGCCCATGAGAACGAGATTTTCACAATCTACTAACTCTCTTGCTTTCTTTAGCGCAGTCATGAATAATGTTTCATATACTTTCTGCGTGGCAGAAGCTATATCAAAGTTAGCGTCTTCTAAGAGTTCAGGAGCCCAAGTCTTACAGCCTCTATGCAGATTATCTTTAAACTCAAAACGATCAGCATTCCTAATAAAGTCATCGTATACTTTGTTAGTCAGGCTATCATCGCCATACGCTGACATGCCCATTAGGATATATTCTTCTTCATTGGGCTTTAGTCCCACACGTTGCGTCATAGCACTGTACCATAGGCCTATAGAGTTAGGATATCTTTGGCTGTATACCTTCTTAAGTTCTAATCCGTCAGCTTTCCATATCGTTAGTGTTTCAAACTCACCGATAGCATCAATCACGAGAACACAAGCGCGATCAAATGGACTAGTAAAATAACCAGCAGCGGCGTGACTACGATGATGATCAGTGTAACGAATAGGTGCATTGATATTATATGTACTAAGGTACCTCTTGATATTATTTTCTTTTATATTTTCAATCTGTCCTGCAAATAGCTGTCGTATACTTTTCTTTAGCGGGTTCTCATACCAATAGATGCGTCCTGGTTTACCCCATCGTTGTTCTGCGTATGCGATCATAGAATAATCCAGATGCGGATCATTCTTGACACCACTAAATCTTTCGCTTTGGCTAGCGAATGCTAGTTTCTCGTCACAGAATACTGCTAGAGCAGCATCATGACTGTTTGCTGAAATACCCCAAGTAATCATTTGTAAATGAACGGATCCTTATCTTTTAGTCTGGCTACTTTCTTTCTAAAAGCTCTCAGTTCTCTCCATTCACGAAACCACTTTAACCATTTTTTAATCATTTATTTCTCTAGATTGTTTTTAAATTTATTCATAGCCATCGTTATTTTTATCTTGCCTTTTTGAGCTGTTTTGATAGCGTCAACTATGACAAATAGTTTTCCATATTTAAGCACAGCATCTGCAGGATCTTTGACATCAATATCCCAGTTAGGAAACGCCACAGACCAATCATAATCTATGGCTTTCTTTATTAGATTTAGCCCTGCTTCATCTTGATCCGGAATAACGATAACTTCTGCACCCAGGCTGTTTATGATACGTGCCTGCTGATCTGCTATATCATTGGTTAGCAAAGCTACACCTCCTACTGATATAGCATCAAACGGGCCTTCACATACAAAGAGATATTTTTGATCCTCTTCTTGAGAATCGATATTAAAGACAAAATGTGGATGTTGATCAGAAAGATACTTTGGTTTTCCTTCAGTGACCTTACGTGCTGTGTTACCAACAACGACACCATTATAAAAGAATGGAATGATCACACGATTCTCATACCCTGCTTCAGGACTCCAATGATACAAAGGATCAGTTGGATCTAGTCCTCTATTAGTTAGATATTCTACAACTTCTGCTATCTTAATGCCGTACTCTTCAGGCAAACAAGGATGTTCAGCCCACTCTGTTAGTGGAGCACTTCCTTCGGGTAGTTTTTTAGGAGTGAAGCTAACTGCTTCTTTGACTTCGTGTACATAGTCTGGCGCTTCTGTTTTTAATGCTTCAAAGACTAACGTCTTGATATCATCTTCAGTGGCACCGAGCCAACGACATAGAGCTTTTAGTTTTTCTGATATTGGGCGACCCGGTTGCCAACTTGCACTAAACTTGCAGTTGAAACAGTTGAATACTATTCCTTGGTCAAACCTTACTCCACCACGTTTTCGAGTATCTGGACTATGGCCACGATGACCGCAACATGGGGCATTGAAACTAGTCCACCCAGAGGGAGTTGCCTTAGCACGGGGTGGGAGTAGTTTACGGAATGTATCTATTACCAGAGTCATACTTTATTGTATTATCTGTATAATAGTTTGTCAATACGTCCGCCTGTAGTTGGTAACATTGCTGGTGTTACAAAGTAAGTTCGATATCCAATCGGAGAAACGCCAGTCCAATTTACTTGAGCGATTCCGCCAATACCGGTGGTCGATGTTACCGTTAAGAAAAGATCATTGGTAGGAGATGTGCCGCCTAAAGAACGACCGTTAATAACGATTTGATCTCCAGTAGAATAACCTTGGCCTCCGTTATCGATGTCTACGATATAGTTTCCAAGAGTTGTTTGTTGCACGGTAAATGATGCATAGAAACCTTTGTTTGATCCAAAATATAATCTTAACCAAACCCACTTTCCTGTAACATTTTTATAAACTAGTGGTGTGTTTAGTATTTCAAAGTTATTGCCGCCAGGGCTAATAGAACTATCTGGAATATTAACCCATGATGATTCTCCCGGAACTGCACTCTCGTCTAGGCTTCCTTGTATCAATACTTTACCGCTGTAGTTTGTTGAGTAGATTGCTAGGGTATGTAGACTCTGCGGAGTCTCTAGATAATGTCGTGTGTCGATTATACTGCTGACACTATATGCAGGATTATCATATCCAGTGACCCATGGATTGATATAGTTAAACTTTGTTATCTCGAGACTGTCATGTATTTCACCAGCAACATCATTTGATATTTCTAAAGTTCCGCTGGCACCATACTGTGCATCAGTGTACAATGGTGTTCTACTGCTAACTCTGTAGCCGTCGCCTTCTACTTGTCTTATTTCTTGAATGACACTGTAGTTGTACATTCCTGGGTCTAGTGTGGCTAGATCGCTTTCACCTAAGGTGACATATACCTTGCCTGAACTGTTTGCTACAGTCATGCAGTCTTTCTGGACCACTAAATCTCTGGTCTCTCTTCCTACGATGTTAAATACCAAAACAGATCCAGTAATATCGGCGGCTTTTTCGTCGCTGTTACGGACCTGCAGATCGATGCGATTGTCGACACCTCGATATACTTTTAGGTTGCGGTTGTACACTCTACGATACCTCTCTGTTTTCCAGGAAGCTAACGCATTGGTAAAAACATCTATTTTATTTGGATATAAATAAACTGGGTTAAGTTGCATACATTAGCGGACCTTTATAGTATTTATCGATGAGAATAACAGAAAACTTACAAGAAAACTTTCCATTCATAAGTATCCTAACCCACGTAAATCAGGAATACGTGGGGATAATAATCAATCAGGATGCTCAAGTTACCAGCATCTACGATTATTCATCTATTCGCACAGAAGCTGAAAAAGCCAAGTTCTTAGAGCTAGGAGAAGCTTGGTGGTGGGAGTCTAATAGACAAATACCTATCAATATTTTCCTAAACAAAGAAATAATACAGTTTAGGTACGTTATTAGGAACTTTGCTACCAAAGATGTAAAGGTAGTACTAGGGCCATGTACTAGCCTTAATGATATAATCGTTAAACGTATTAAACGTAAATCGATTACTTTGGTGCGAAAAGCACCTTAACTATATCCATAACTGATCTGCTCGCAGATTAGATTCATCTGTACTGCTACAGCAGTGGCATACGCTACAGCGTGGCTCTTCTTGAAATAGTAGTCACCGTTCGTCGGCTTCTTCCATATCTCCGCACCAATCTCGCTCCAGGTCTTCCCTTGTAGGTGCCGTTTGCCCGGGCGTATCAAAGACAAGCACATTGCCAACTCTTCGATACTTCGGGGTTTCATCTGTTTCATCAATGAACTGTGCCCATTTACGTGAAACAGTAAGTCCGTGAATTCTTCTTGTTCCAGTAGATCCCATAGTGGTTCAGTCTCCATCAGTTTCTTGAGATGCTCTTCATCTCGGATGCCTTTGTAGATACTTACATTTAAAAAATCTATTTTAAAATAACCACGTTCCTCTGCTTCTTCATACGGTACTGCACACATACCGTTTTCTGCATTCATAGGTACTTCGTGAAAGTATACTCCTGTATTATGTTTTACAAGAGAACCATCTTCGATTCGACTAGCACGTATATGTTTGAACAACTTTAGTGCTTGGTCTCTATCAACGAAATCTATGTCAATGTCCGGCATGTATTAACTTTTTTCCAACTTTGATTTCCATCAGTAATGTATCCAGTATAACGCTCTCCAGTCTCTAAGTCAACCAATAACCATTTTTCTGGACATTTCGTTTTAACGGTAAGGATTTTTGGTTCCTCAAGTTCTTGAACTTCAGAACCATCTTGTAACTTTCTGGTTTTCATTACTGCAATCTCGTCGTTTCGAATAATAGTAGAGGTAACGTGTCAGCTAAAAACTGTGCATACTCTTCAGCATCTTCTTCGTCTTCGAAGCCACTAAACTTAACATATACATCAGGTGATTCATTGCCAACGACTACTTCGATGTCTAGATCGTCTCTGGAAATAAACTCTTCGTTATCAGCCAGTTCTTCTTCTACTACTTCTTCTTTAGGTCTTTTAGGCATTATAAAATTTTCGCTTCTTTAACAACGTCTTTGATGAGTTCGATATCAGCAGGCAGTGCTTTAAACCTTCGAATCCAGAACTGTGGATCTATAATCGGGCCTATTATTTCTAACTGCTCATCGTTCATCCTAGACAACATCTCTTTCCCCGATTTGGTATTTAACACTAACCAAGGACTTACCAATCCTTCTCGGATATCGTGTGTGGCTCTGTTTAGATTGACGTATTGAAAATAATGCTCCCACGGTGCATTGTTAGCATCACCCCAATCCATCATAGTTTTAATAGATCGCTGTATAGCACCGTCTGCAGGCTCTTTTTTTACTAGTTCGCTAAGGTATTGTTCATAGAGTTCGTCTCGACACCAGTGATCTAGTTTCACTCCACTCTTTACAACAAAATCAATAAACTGTTCAGGATATATAGGCGAGGTATTGATCAGAAAGCTGCCAAACTTAACGAATGCCGTGTAATAAGGACTGGCTTCAAACTCATCAAATGTCTTAGGAGTTTTATTCTTTTGTGCGACTTCATAGAACTTTTGAAACGTGAGAAGACCTGCTTGTACATGCCGTTCATTACGGCTGATGTATCTACGCTTCTGCTCACAAAGGTGAACTACTAAAGTTTTTTCTTTAGCGAATAACTTACCGCAGTGTTCACACTTATAGTTTAAGTCCATTGATTTCTTTTTTATCCCAACCAAGTGTCTCACAGTATTCCTTTATCTCTTTATCTGTAGTGATAGCGGCCAATGCAGAAATATCATCAAGTTTCATATTGGGAAACAGTTCCGATAAAACTTCTTCTTTGCGATTCTTAACTTTCTTTAAAGGAATCCATTCGTGAAAATGTGCTTTCTTAGATTCATGACTACATGCCACTAGAGTAAGCCATTGTAGCTTTGGGTGTGCGCTGATCTCATTCCAGTTCTTGTTGTAGTATTCATTAACTGTTAGGAGATAATGCTCTTGTAGTTCAGAGTTGCTGGTTTTAACACTGCTGATATATCTATTAAGATTGAAGAGGTCGCCTTTGATTTCTTTGCGACCTTCATCAGTGGCGGCATCCCAAAGCTCTTTGATACCCATATCAACAGCAGGTATCATATCTTTGAATAGGTCTACGTGTTTATTCTTGCCCATCTTTCTTACTCAGCTCATATATTATTTTAGCACGATCTAATGCGTCTTGCAAGTTTTTGTTGGTTTTTGCCGCCAATCGTATCTCGTGCCACAGTTGATTTTCTAATACAGTTTCTCTCGCGGTACCTCGAACTCTTGCAGGATTATCTTCAAGTTGCCAGTCATAACCTATCACGATGCGACTGCTAGGATCAGACCCCATCTCTCTGGCATAGACCGTACCACCTTGTCTTTCGTAGATATAAGTTGCGCCCGGTTTTAACGATCCCATCTCAGTTCTCCTTTAAGAGCTTTGGTCATAAAAGTTTCCTTGGAATAGCAACGAAACTCTACTACCGCTTCAGTCGGTCCTGGGTATAGGGCCACGCCATGGTATGCAGGCACGAACCATAGAATTTTTTTCGTGATATGACATTTCTTTGGAAGCCAACAAAACTCTTTTTTCCATGCAGCAGTACGTTCGAACCCATCGTAGTTTTCACCCCAATATCTCCTACTTGTATCTGTGCCTGGTATCATAGTATTTTTTCCAACTGCAATACTTCACTCTGTCTGCTAACTTCTTTGACAAAATATGCACATGGAGGATTTTCTCCATCATGCAATGGTACTGTTAGCAGTTGTCCGTTTTTCATCTTTGGAAAATACCATTTAACATCTTGAAAAATATTTACTATCTCAATCGGATAAAACTCTGCCTTAAAACCTTTTATAGGATTGAAGATCAATGCATCAAACCCTCTTTCGTTGATGCTAGTTAGTGGAAGGACTTCTGGATCTAAGCCGCATTCCTTGTCACCAACTACCATGCACCAATCTAAAGGCATCTGTACTTCATATCCGCCTATGTTTAGTAATATAGCAGGACTATTAAAAGATTCAAGAAAAATCAGCGGCATAAAAAAGAAATCCGGTTCGTTGGGATTACTGTTATCTAGCACACTGAATCTAGTATCTTCATCTACTTCGTCTGGTAGTTCATTCAAATCGAATGATGTGTTGTTTAATGTTAATATTCTCATGTGTTTACCTTTGTAACCGTGAACGGATACTTTGCTTCCTTATAATATTTTTTGCGTTCGGTGAGATGTCGCTTGGCATACTTACAGGTGCTGGTGATGTCCCAGATCTGTACGAAGTCTTTGTCTTCTGCTTTTCTAATGCCTCGCCCAATGCTTTGTATAACGCGGACAAAGCTCTTTCCGGGCTCAATAAGAACCAGATTAAAAATCCTTGGAATATTAATGCCAACAGCGGCCACACCGTAAGTCGCCACAATAACCTTGTCATCACTTGTTTTAACTTCATCATATTCTTCCTTGCGTTCGTCTAGTTTAACAGCACCGCTGATAAAGACAGCATCAGGAATCCTATCAATGAGTTTTTCTCCTGTATCAATGCGATTCACTAATACAAGAGTATTTCCAGTAGACCTAAAACTTTTTATTTTGTCGGCGATCCAGTCTAATCTTTTGCTGTCAGTTACTAACCAAGTATATTCTTCTTGATAGTTCCTAAATACCTGCACATCAGATGTCTGTAATATTTGTATATCTAGTTTTGCTAGAACATCTTTTTGCTGGAGATCGTGTGCTGTGACTTGATTGATTACTGGACCTATACTGGCCAAAACACTTTGAAACTCCCACTTTTCTTTAGGAATGGTTCCTGTTAACCCCCAACGTATTCCGCAGTTACGGAAGTTCTGAGTTAACAGTTTTGTCAGCACATCTGCCTTAGCCTGATGTACCTCGTCGACTATGACAGCCACGACTCCTTCGCAGAACTCTGCTAGTGTTAGGCTTTCTTCGTCATAGCTTTTCTTATCTAGCACATTGAGACTTTGCCATGTGCATACTGTGTGTGTCCTATTGAGTTCTTTCCTATCGCCGAAATAAACACCGACATCTAAGCCGAGATTTTTGTAGTCCGCTTCAGTTTGTTCAACAAGCGATTTGTTCGGAACAATAACCATCGTACGACCATATACCTCACAAAGATGCGATAACGTCGCAGTAGTAATCGTTTTGCCTGCACCTGTAGCTACCTCCTGTAGTGATTGCGGGTTCTCTAAAAACTTATTGACTACGTCATATTGATAATCACGAAGTACAATAGGTTCTCCGGCAAACTGATGACCTTCTGGCCATGTTTTGCCTTGCTTTGACCAATAATCATCACCGATAAGATCAAACTTAAAATCGTGTGATACACGTTGGTCTTCTACTTCTATATCGTAACCCGAATCCTCGATTATAGGAAGTATTACATCAAGATGCGCTAGATATCCGTTTCCACCGATACCAAAAAATGTTTTTGTTCCATCCCAGCGACCTAACTTATAGGCGGGCATGTGTCGAGCGTATGGTAGGTCGAACTTTAACTTGTTTACAATCTTTCGCCGTGTCTCAACAGCCAGACCTTCAAACTTAATATTAACTTCGTCTTTTATTATTAGTTTACAGTTCGACAATTTTCTTATTCCTCGATCTAGTAGGTTTTATATCGCCCACATAAATCACACAAGGATGAGAATCAATCCAGTCTCGTGTGATGGGTCCAGGTGAAGGATACAAACCATTACTAGCTAATAGTGTAACATGTTTTGTTTCTTTAAACAACCACTTTGCCGGCTTTCCTTTGAAGATTAAAATGTTTCCACCTTCAACGGGTCCGCCTACATTGGCATCTTTGATCCATTGATTGAATCCGTCATCGATAGTTTTATCTTGCCTAAAACAAACACGTACCTTGGTGATGTCATGCCCCATGTCATTGACCGTTTTAACAAAATCTTTGACCCATTCTATTTCATTACTATTAGGATCCAAAAGAATAGCGACACGATCGTCGATATGATAGCAGAGATCTATAAACTCCTGCACATTTTTAATCCAAAAATGATTTTCTTCTGAGCTGGCGATCTTGTATAAAAGATTATCTGAAGCAATACGATTGCCAGGTTTATAAGGAATACCCATAGATTTCGCCAGCATTAAATCAGAAGGTAATCTATCTGTTCGAAGATTGACAAAATGATTGGATGCGTCATCAGAGACATTTTTCAATCTAATATGTCCACCATCCCAATAACAGTAAGGAACAACATCGTCTTGATTTTGCCATATTTCTTCGACTTCTCCCATGGCTATCATGAAAGTTTCATCTATTTCAAAACCATGCTTTGAAACAAAATCAAAAATGTGTATAAGGTTTGTGTCGTATAAAGGAACACGTCTTACCTTGGCATCATGGTCCCATTGGCTACTAGTAGTTTCGGCATTTTTTCCTTCAAATTCTTCCTCAAATTCCTTCTTGAGTTGGTACGGAAACTTCAGGCATACATCGATGCGACCTTGATCATTTTTTTCAACATAGACTCTTTTAGAGTAGTCGATGACTCGGAATGCATTTTTCCATTTGTGGGGTTGTGTCAATATCGGTCGATAATCAAAACCCACGTTGGCCGACAAATTTTTGTGTTTTTCTAGGATTTTTATGATGTAGTTGGCTTGGGCCTGAGTCAGTCCTTTACCGCCATAGATAGCATTATAAAAACTGTGGCAGGCCGACTGGTCCTGAGACGCGATGGCAACACTCTTCCTAGAAAAGGTATCGAAAAATTCTAAGAAAACGTCTTCGATGAAATCAGATTTTAGCATTTTTTAAGTATAGCGTAATAAAATCTGAAAGTCAAGACCTAATATATTTTTCTAACCTTTTTAATGGAAGACCTTCTCTGAGTTCTTCGACTAGATACTCTGTATGGCAAATCTTCGTAAACCATGTTGACCGGTCAGGCAGTGAAATTTCCTCAATTTTTTCGAAATTTCCACTCATGTCTGCAGCCAGACTTGATCGGTCACAGATTACCGGGACACCATTGATGACTGCCTGTATGGAGGGTCCGCTACAGAAGTTGACGATGCAATGATAGTTGAAATCAAAATCAAAATCATCATATGTGCCGACCAGTTTTTTTGGTGGAATCAGGGTAAAATTCTGGTTTGGTGTTATAGACTGTGACCTGGGATGTGGTCTTACTACTACATGACGATCAGTGTATCTTTTTATTTCATTTACAGTTTCATTGACCCACACGTTCATCGGAGGATTGGTTTCCCATTGGAGGCTGCGGTCATGTTGACAGGCTATTAAAATCTCGTTTCTTCTGAAATTTTGAAGGGGTTTAAGGTCGATACCCAGTTTTTTTGGTCTATCCTGATCTAGGTCTTCAGTATGACCGAAGATGCCATAGGCGTTGATGTGATTCAGACCGATCTTCCATGTTTTGTTGCGTATCAACGAACCTACTTCGATAATGATTACCGGTCTTTGTATCCTACGACACTCCTCATAGACTGTTTTATTGGCCTGCATACGTCCATTCCAAAGCACAGACCATATAACAGAAACATCCTCGTTATGATCAACCACTTCATGACCGATTTTTTTAACACCTTCTTCAAAAGCATCAAAAATATCCTTGCTGTTAAGAGCACCGTGTTCGCGGTACAACTTAATCTTCATAAGATTCTTCCTCTTCTATGCTATTGAGTATGGTTTCGTTATTAATACCGTCCTTGGCTCCTGCTTTGTAGTGTTGTATGTAAGGAGCCATGACACTTCTTGGTATAGGGGTCTTATGTTTTTGACCAGGGTTCAACTCAAACATCGCTGCTCCCTTCTCTTCTAGTTCGGCCACAACGGCTCCATAGACCTCGCCATCATAAAATCTCCTAAGATTATATCCCAAATCCTTGGTATAGTATTTTTTATAGATTTTAGCAAACTCTGGAAACATTCTATGTGTTTTGTTTAAGATAAAAAATCCTGTTTCACAGCTGAAGCTAACCCTGTCAGGATTTTCTTCGCTGGGCCATGGGTGTTTTACTCCGTAATGTGTACTAAGTGTTTCTGGATTACTGAGTAAATCTAGTAGTTGTACACTCATGTCTCTTTTTGTTGCTACATCAGCGTCTAACCATATCAATCGATCGCAAGGGATGTTGTCAAATGCCCATATGATCGGAAAAGCCTTTTTGCTAAACTGTATGACCTTGGAGTTTTCTGTCCTTGAGACAAAATCTGTGTATTCTGCACCTAAAACTTTCCAGTTTATATAGTTTACTTTCTTATATTTTTGAGGCTTAACCATGTCTTCATTGAAAACATGTAGTGTGATGTCGTCGGGCCAGAATCTAGAAAATGTTTCTAGGCAAGCTCGACCACAATGGTCAAAATATTCTTGATTTAGTGAAGTGATAACGGCATAATGTGTCATATATTCATCCAATATGGTTCTGTTCTGTTTACTAATAGATCTTTTGAATGAGATCTTCCAAGATCTTTCCTTGCACCTTTCAAATGATCAAGATATGCTCCCCATTCTGTGTTAATAAGTGGATGTCCCTCTCCAGTTACGATATTGCTAGACCAATCTAACTCATTTAATACTACGTTTCTTCGAACAGCATCAAAAACAAAACTATCATGCCATTCTTCTAAGGTAAAAATACCTAATTCTGCGCAATCGTACATCCATTGAAACTTTTCTAGAAAAACTTTGATCGCCGGGGACCTTAGATTCAAAGAGTACAGTCCACATTCGCTGAATTTTCTCTGTCTTCCAAGAAAACAAAGGTCTTTATCGGCAGGTATAAGACGCTGTATTGTTTCCATGGTGATTTTACTGTGACAATATGTGTCAGCATCCATCCAAATTAAGATATCTGCATCAGTTTCCCTGGCACAATGAAAAATCGCATAAACTTTGTGTGCAAATCGCACAGCATCCCATTTAAACCCCTTGCCGGCATCTTTTCTCTTGCTACGAACTGGGTCATTGCTGACATCTCCGTTGGCTTTTGGAACATTTTTCCATTTTTCCTTGAATGCCATTAGCTCTGGTATTTCTTCTAGACGTTTCAATGTTGTTTGTTGATGGTCATGAACAATACAGTTACAAAGTTCTGGATATAAATGAAGCTTAACTTCTTTTGGCCAAGTTTTGTCAAAGCTGTCTATCATACGTTGGCCATACTTTGCTCGGCCAGCATCATTAAATGTTGTAACTACCGCATATTTTGTCATAGGTACTCTCTTATTACTTGCCAAGCTTCACCAGATTCGAGATCTCGGAAGCTGAAATGGCTCATACTGGTTTTTCTTATCCAATGTTCTCTATCTGGCATCCAAGGATCTTCGATATTTTCTAATGTTGTGTTGGCAACTTCAAATGCTTGACTATTTTCTGGAGTGGGATCCGTGACAAATACAGGAACTCCTTCGATAACGGCAGCAACACCAGGACTGCTATTGTATGTGATCACCGCCCAAGCATTATGAAGGTCATCTAGAAATAAACTATTTCTGCTAATCATGACTCCTGGGCGATTTAGCTTCAAATAATCTTTACTTCTTCTATCTCCAGGATGCGCTCTCACGATAATAAGACGTTTGCTGCGTTTTTGTATTTCATCAATAGTTTGATGTAACCATTGCATGACATTTAGCCCACGCATTGACCACCCACCGTCTCTCTGTAGACATATTAATATATGTTGACCTTGTTGTCTCCACGGTCTTAGATCGATCTTCAAATCTCTCTTGATCTTATTCCATTGTATATCTGTAACATGTTTATTAAAATAACATCCAGTAGTTGGAAAAACACCATCGAGACTGAATCTCAAATATTGATTAGCATTTTCAATATCTCTATAAAGAAAAAGATTACTATCTACAGCTAAAGTATGTTTACCATGCTGTTGTTGTTTTTCTATAACATGTTTTCTAAATGCTAGATGCGGTGTACCTTGACTTCCTTCATGCACCCATCCTTGTATGACTCCAAGGTCAGTGACTAGGTGTTTAGGTTCCCATACTTCTATAACAGCATCTTTACTTTTTCTTACACCTTCAGCAAATAAACGTAATACTTCTGTTTTTTCTGATTTGGTATTATTTCTAGGAATACCTGCGTAATATACAGCTACAGTTTTACTCATTAGTCACCATCCTCATGGCTGTTCCGTCTTTCATTTCTCTGATATGAAACTGACCATAAGCTAAATGACAAGCCCATTCATATCTATTTTCTGCATACAACGGAGTTTCTATCATCGAAAGATCTTTTAAACAGACAGGACTAGCGGCATGCGTAGGCGCAAGTACGAAACTAGGTATTCCATAAAAGACAGCTTCAGTAGCAGCATTACTGTTAAATGTTACTAGTGCAAACACATCATCATCTAATGCCTGTTGCAATGTATTAGATAATACTCTGTCTTCTCTCCTTGGAGCTCTTTTTCTTATCTCTATCGGTCTGTCTGTATATTTTTTTATTTGTTCGATTGTCTCTTTAGTCCATGTATCTAAATCTGTGTCGTAAAACCTACAGGGTTTTTCATCAGGCAAAGCCACTAATATTTTTCGACCTGTCTTCTTCCACGGTGAAATTTCTTTATTGAATATTTTAAATCTATCGTCGGGTCTTGGTATAAGATCATTGTGTTGTAGATCGTTCTTGACTATCCTATGCCATTCTTTCCATCTACGGTTTCCGAAATAACCTGTGTCAACATAGTAAAAATCTCTGCCATCTTCCCAACAACGACGCATTATTTTATACTTGAGAATTCCACGTATAACAATAGGATCAGTGCTATCACTGTAAGCAAAAGAGGCGGTATCAGTAGGAGTACTACCGGATCCATGTGCAAGCATATTGACATATTCGTCTTGGCCGTCTTTACTTAGGAAGATCATATTGCTGACAATATTCTGTGAGTATACGTTCTCGGTGCCAATCGCTGCCCATCGGAGTATCGGCATATTGATAAAAACTAGGAGTACCTAATGTATAGTGTAAGAGTTTAGCGTTTGGGTTAGGACCATACTCGTCCGGTAACCAGTTCCACTCTTTAGGTAGCTCTCCGATCCTCTCATCATTTATCCACGAAAATCTATGAAGGACAGATCCTGGCGAATTCTGTACAAACTCTGGAGTAAGTTTTCTATTAGGGAAAGTAGAACAGTTCCATAGGATGACACTAGACCAGTTTTTTCTTGGATAGTCTTCATTCTTGCTTCCTAGATATTTTTTATCAGATTTAGTCTTATAGTCATGTTTTACAACCATGACATCTTTATCCATTTGTCGCAGTTCCCACAACTCGTTAATATCAGCCCTTACGATCATATCACCGTCAATAAAAATAGCCCATCCTTGCCAACGCATTAGATAAGGTACTAAAAATCTCGAGTATATGAATGTATTGCTACCATCAGTGTGTGTTTCTGTATAATCTTTGAATAGATTCAACGCTACAGGAATAATAGAAACTGGTTTACTAGAGTTTCTAATAATACTGTTTACACAGGTATGATATGCAATAGCCTCTCTAGGATCATAACCTATAAAGACCGGGATGATATCAGTCATTGTCTTTCAATGTCCTCTTCTTGGCATTTTTCGCCGTATTGTATTTCTACTATTTTACAAGGAACTTCGTAAGGATTGGTTAGTTGATGCCATTCACCTGCTGGTACTTTATATTCTAGATGTTCTTTTAACAAAGTAGGAGGAAGAGCATAACCGCCTGCCATTTTTGAGTTTACTACACACGCACCTTGGCTAACGATCCAGTATTCTGATCTATGCTTATGTCTTTGCATACTAAGGCTATGCCCCGGCTCAACAGTCAACTCTTTGACTTTCATTCCTGGCACATCGTGAAGAACTCTATAGTACCCCCACGGACGTTTGGTCTTAGGTGCTTTCCATTCTTCTAAGATCCAGCTACTTGAGTTTGATTTGTTAAAACCGCCAGTGCCAAACACAAATGATAGATTATCATCAGCGAAATCCATTTCTGGAATATTCTTATCAGTTCTATCTCCGCCATTGGCAAAAATGATTTGATCACTAGGATAACTTTGTCTAACCATATGTATTGCATGTTTGGCTGTGTTATCACTGTCGTCAAAATCAATGACGAAATCTACTCCAACAATATTTCGTACGACGTTGGCTCGTTCCATGTAAGGCATAAAAGCTCGGCCCTTTTTGCGTGTTAACCAGTCATCGCTGTTAACACCGACGACTAGAATATCTCCAAGCTTCTTGGCTTCTTTAATATATGAAAGGTGGCCAGAGTGGAGCGGATCGAAGCCACCAGTAATAAGTACAATCTTTTTCATACAGATATTTATGTGCGTAGATTATGTGCTAAATATCATATGAACTATAAAACTTCCATAAGAAACTTTGACAACAAAGATTGGGTTTGGCCCGAAAGAGATATCGTTGCATGGAGGTATCTAACTAGAGAAGATCATTATAATCTTCCTATAAATGTTTCTAATCTAGTAAAAAATCGCAATATAGTTGTACAGGCCGGAGGGCACTGTGGACTATATCCAAACAAATATGCTAGTTTGTTTAAAAAAGTCTATACATTCGAACCTCACCCTGAAAACTTTTATTGTTTAGATCAAAACATACAACAAGATAACGTTGTTAAAAATAATCTTGCTCTAGGCGAAAAAGAGTCAATGATAAGCCTGGGTGAACCTCTTACTAAAAAGAAAAACAATACCGGCGGCTACACTGTTTCTGGAAAGGGTAATATAAAACTTATTTCTTTAGATAGTTTAGATATAGAGGGTTGTGATTTATTACATTTAGATCTAGAAGGATTCGAATGGTTTGCTCTTAAAGGTGCTGTAAACTTAATCAACAAGTATAGACCGTTGATTGTGTTAGAAACCAACGACTATTGTGAAATGCACGGGTATACAGTTGTTGAAATGGAACAATGGATAGTCAGCGAACTGAAATATAAAATTATTGATAAGTGGGAACACGATACTGTTTATGCACCAGAATAATATCATTTGGGTTACATCTATAAACCAAAAAATCTATAAACAATACGCACACGAATATCTCCCAACATGGAAAAACCTTCCTGGCAAAAAACTTTGTTTCTTAGATGAACCTATAGAAAACTTTTTATCTGATTTTGAAACACATCCTACAGATGTTTGTTTAAAAAATACTAAACAGCCAGAAAAATATTTTGAAGTATATGGAACTAAAAGAAAACCTATCAAATGGTATCTAAAGTCCAGAGTCACTTCTTACATGTTGGAAAATGTAACTGCTGACTACCTCATTTGGTTAGACGCTGATGTAGAAGTCTTGCAACCTATGGATATAGAAAAGTTCTTACCTAGAACAGAACTACTATCGACGATTTATAAACCAGAAGGACTTGATTCTGGATTCGTTTGCTTTAATACCAAACATGCAGATTACAAACAGTTTGTTCGAGAATATTCAGATGCTTGGTATAATGACATGATACTAGAATCGAAACATCCCGGTGATGCTCATATACTAGAGATACTAAACAAAAAGTATCAGTACAGAAACTTATTCTTAGGAAAAGTTATTAAAGGAAAGGCTCATGTAGATTTTTACGATACAGAGGTAGAGCCATACTTACTGCACCATGTGGGTGTCACAAAAGAAAAAATCTCGGTCTAAAACCAAAACTATTCATAATGTGCATATCTGCACAGGTACGTTTTCTTTCGTGTGGATTATATGTTCTAACTGGTAGTGTAGTACATATATCAGAGATCTTTATGGAAATGCCAGTACCTATATCAACTGGTCCTGTAAAATCATTGTTTAATAAAATATTGACAGCTTCACAGACATCGTCAACGTGTACAAAGTCACGTTCATGATCCGTGACATACTCTAGTGTTCCATTTCTAAGTCTATCAAAAAACATATCTCGCCCAGTGTCTGCACCGTAGACGGTATGGAATCTCATCCAGCAAACATTATCGTGTGGAATCTTTTCCATGACATGCTTAGTAGCAGCATAGGGATTCAAATGAGGTTCATATTGGCTGCTAGAGCTTGCAACTAAGACCCTCTTATTGCTGTAGTGCAGTAAAACTCGTCTAGTACCGTCTACATTTACTTTCCAGTACTCGTGTGGCGAGTCTAGACTAGCCCGAACGCCTGTTTTTGCAGCTAGATGAATAACTGCGTCACACTCAGGAAGATCACAAGTAAGGATGTCTTGGCCTTCTTTGATATCGAGGCCAATGACAGTATGTCCTTTTTGTTCTAAATAGGGCTTAAGATTACCGCCAACAAAGCCAAGATGCCCAGTTAATACTATTTTCATAGTGTTGCATCTTCAAGTCCAGCAGTACGTAGCTTCACGATGTTAGATATCTGCCACTGCTTGATATCTAAGGCTTTGATAACGCCCAGCCATTTGTTTCTTAGCAAGGCGAAATCATTGATGATTTTTTCAAAGTCAACGACATCAGACTCACCCTCTACAAACTTTTCACAGTCTCTAGAGGATAGGCTGCGTTGATAGTTTTCAAGATATTTACGGAAATGCTGACTGCGTAAACGACGTAGTTCAATGTTTAGATATTCTAAAATCGCTTCGATCTCTTGTAGTTGATTGAAACGATTTTCCACAATACCAGGCATATTAGCAGCAGCTCGTTCAAGGTTTCCCGCTATGCGAGCGTCAGTCTTTGCTGCCAATAACTCGGCTTCATAATATGCCACGGCGTCTGGAATATTAGAAATATCTTTTGAAACTCGATCGTACCAGTTCATTAATCCTCGTCTTCGTATCTATCGTAGTCGTCTTCTTCGTGATATTGTTCACCGTCAGTGGCATATTCGATAGCATCGTCGAGGTATGGGTCAATACCCATCAACCGATCTAGAACGCTTTCTTTAATGCCATGATCGACTAGTGTACTAACAAAGTCTTCAGCTACGGTTTTTTTCTGCTTATCGGGAATGTGGTCAACAATGACGCTCCACAGATCGGCGATTAGGTCTTCCTTCATTAACTGGCCTCCGTTTCAGGTTCAACTGTAGTAGTTATCTCTGAATCGGATTTTTCGCCATGTTTTGAAATGTCTTCCATCATCCTATCTAGTCCATTGTTTTCGTTGCGTTCCCATGCCTTACGAAACTGTTTGATGATCTCACCATCAGCAGTTACATATACAAGACTATTTCCTTCTTTCTTAAGCATCCCTTTAGCTTCAAACAAGTCGACCAGTCCACTATATGGATTCATACCTGTCTCATAAGGAATCTTTACTTGTACACTTTCAAAAGGCTTTGCATAACGAGTTTTCATGATCTTGCAGGCAGCACGGATACCACGTACTTCTGAGATCTTATTGCCATCGTCATCTTCTTTTAGTTTGAGTTTTTTCATAGCAACAACGATACTTGATGCATAGATAAAACCTTGGCCACCACTAATCTTATCGTCTGGATCAAACATATCTTGGCTTGCATAGGTATGGTTTGTAGCTACTAGGCCAATGTTTAGACTACCAAACATATTAACACAGTTTCGCACAAGTGCTGTCAATGCCTTGGGCTTACGACCCATATCACCTTTCAAATCACCTGCTTCGAACTGGTTAACATCCGTTGGAGTCAACAACATACCTAATGAGTCAAGCACAAAAAGTACCTTAGGACGACTGTCTTCAGGCATAGCTTTATATTCTGCAACAAACTCTGTGATAGTCTTTGCTACATCGTCGATCATAGCCATATTAAGTTTCAACAACTTTTCATCGCTAGTGTCGACACCTAGTGCCTTTAGCCAATCTTCGTCTAGAGCATTTTCTGTATCAACCAAGATAACATAAATGCCTTGTGCTTGTGCCGCTTTGATCAAGTTACCTGAACAGATATATGATTTACCTGCTCCAGACTCGCCTGCAAATACTGTAACTTTGCCTAGCGGAACTCCTTTGTGGAAATCGCCACTGATTAGATAGTTTAATGCATAGTTACCTGTGCCAACCCAATCTGTAGGATCGTTAAAACCTATACTAAGACCTTCAATATTCTTTGTAATAGATTTTCTAAACTTGCTTATATCGAACGGTTTAGTTGCCATAATCAGTTATCCAAATCTTTAGTGTTCCACTCTTTAATGACTGAGATTAGTTCATCTTCAGTGTTACACATAGTCTTAGTGGTCTTCCAATCTTCTTTCTTATCGCGACCGCCGATTTCGACCATCCAACCGTTGTCATAACGATTGAGCGTGATTGATTCATTTACTTTTGATAGTTTATCTAGTTTTGCCATTTTATTTCCCTGTAATGAAGAGAGTGTGAGGAGGTACCTCACACTCTATATAAGTCTTACTGCTTTTGACGATTGCGAATCATGGCCAAGATATCTTGGGCACGACTATTACCATCACCATTTGATGCTGGTGCTTCTGCCTTTGGAGCAGGAGCTGCCTTTGCTACTGGTGCTGGTTCATCATCTGCATCATCTACAGGTGCGCTGGCTGCAGGCTTGTTAGGATCGCCAGTGGCTGCTCCCATACCTGCTGGTTTGAAGTATTGACCCCAACGGTCCATATCATATGGCTCACCATCGACAGATGCTTCAAACATTTCCTTCATTACCTTGAGCTCAACATCGGTTGGCTTCTTAGGTAGGAAGTCGGAAAGATTGAACAATCCATGTGCTTCGATCGCTGCCGCTTCAACTTCAGTCAGTGAACGCTCACGACGGCTCCACTTTGATGTAGAGTAGTCTGCGAACCCACCTTTTGATGTCTTGGCGATACGGAAATCTAGACCCTTGAGATAATCAGTTGGCAACTCATCCAACTCTGGATCCATCAAAGCACTACGGATGATTTGATAGATTTGAGGACCAATGATAAATCTACGGATTGGATTTTCTGGTGTCTTTTCTTCTTTAAGAGGATCTTCGACAATAAACCCTTGGAAGATGTATGAACGCTTCTTCCAATACTTACGACCCATTTCCTCTAGGCTCTTGTCTTTGAACCAACCACGCACTTCGCTGAGAATCGGGCAAACAGAACCGTCATTGTACATTTCAACGCAGGGTACCTGCACCTGTACTTGTTTGGAATCTGTTTCGCCTTTAACGCCAGCGAAAGGTAGTTTGATCATTGCACGTTCTACCCAGAAAAACGTGTTGTTGGGATTGCCATCTGGTAGGAAACGGATTACTGCTTCCTTTCCTTCTTGCATGTTCCAGTGTGGGTAAATGGCGTTGTCGCCGCCTGATGATTGTCCTGTGGACTTTGATTGTGCTTCTTGAAGTTTCGCACGGATTTCTGCTAGTGTAGCCATTTTAATATGCCTCCTATGTTTTGCCTTAAAATGTATGCCTTACGCATATTTGTATTATGCGTACTTTATTTAGCAAGGTCAATAGTTTTTTTAGATTTTTTCACCAAACTATCCGTGTATTTGGTGATAGCGGATCATGGCTGCTGTACGAGCCAAGAACAGCCGCCAACGGATGTCTTCAGTGATGATACCTTCCGGATCATCGGGGGTAGATGGTGCCTTTGGTTTGCTAATATCTTCTCGACGATAACCGACAAATATATCTTCGTCTTGCACAAAAATATCATCATCGGGATCTTCTGCGACACTAAAGTGGGTCGCTCTGTGAGGATTTGACCTAAACAGCTTAGGTTTAGGTATCCTGGTCGATTTTGCAAGGACCGGATCTTTTTTGGTCGCAATCTTTGCTAGTGATGACGTAGATACGGGATTCGGATTCACGTTCCCAGTAAGTGTCGTACTTGCCTGGCTTGTCCCAATACCTATCATCATCGCAAGAGCGATTGTCAATCCTTTCATTCCGTGTCCTCATTAACATATTAGTTTGGAACTAGAACGTTTCTGTAACAGTTACAGTTGCCGTCTAGAACACTCTCCCAATGATAACCATACGGTGGATTATATGTAGGCGGAGGAGTTACGTATACCACGCTCGGAGGCGGGCTTACATATCTTGGCTGCGAAAGTGCATAACCTACAGCACCACCAATAACTAATGGTGCTACCCATCCATAGCCGCCACCGTGGTGATGACCACCTCGATGTCTCCAACCGTCTGCTTGTGCCTGTGAGCTAAAAGCAGTTAATGTTATCAATGTAGCGAATAAGAACTTTTTCATCTTTGTTCTCCTTCATATTAATATAACGCCTTAGGCGTGATTTTAGTAGACAAAAAGTTTACCAAAAAGAAAGGGCTCAGGTGAGCCCTTTGTTCGGTATTTAGCCGATTACTTCTTTTCAGCTGGCTTGGCAGGTGCTGGAGCAGCCTTAGCATCTTTAGCAGCTGATGCTGCGGCCTTTGGAGCTTCTGCGGCTGCTTTCTTTTCATCTTTCTTCGGTGCATCTGCGGCAAATGCTGATACAGCAAATAGAGATGCGATTAAAGTTGCAACTAGTTTCATAGTATTTTCCTTTTTAAGGTTATCACAGATTTCCTCTGTGTATTAATTTAACGCACTAGTATGACTCTAAGTTGACAAGATAGTTTAGATAAAGATAGCCAAAAAGAAAGGGCACCGAAGTGCCCGATCTAACTGCTACGAACAATCTTTACATGCCTGCTAGTTCTCTGATTCTTGCTAGTTCTTGTAGTTCTGGATTCTGCTCTGTTGTTTGGTTTGGAGCCATTCTTTCTACAAATTTACGAGCTACCTGTTCTGCCTGTTCACCGAACTTCTTGCCTACCATAACTGCTACACCTTCTGGCCCTTTAGGGAATGTGCCTGTATTTCGATCATAAAAGCTGTGTACGAACTCTGCTATTTCTTTTACATCAATAGATTCATTGCCGCTGCGCTTACGGAAATCTCTAGCATGACGGTCATCGTGTTTCTTATAATCTGGTAGCTTGTAGTCGCCTGTGCCTTTGCCACGTGCTGAAGGTGGAAGATCATAGTCATCTTTCTTATCATATTCTGGATGATTAGGATCACTTCCTTCGGCAGGTACTTCTTCTGGTGCTGCCGCCGCTGGCTCAGCTGCTGCTGGCTCAGCTGCTGCTGGTTCTTCACCTGCTGCTGGTTCTTCAGTGTAGTCACCGAAGTCTAGTTGCTCTAATACTTCTGGAGCATTTAGTTCTAACCAATCTTTCACTAAACCTCTGCAACATGCATCTGGGTCATTGGCCGCAAGTTCTTTGATTCTCTTGAATAGTTCTGGATCTTCGATTATGCCTTTTAGGCTTTCGATAGCATTACTACCATCAACACCTGCTGGGAAATGTTCACCGACTAGTTCTTGAAGTTGTTGCACTGCTGCCTGTTGTTCTTCAGGATCTTGACTAGTAATAGCTGACTCTTCGCCCAATGCCATTACCCAAGATTCAAACTTTTCAAATGGATCTTCGTTGGCTATAATATCTAAGTCTTCGTTTTCTTCTATTTCGTTTGTTGTCATACCGACTATGTCGCTGTAGCCTACTCCATTTTCTTTCATTAGCCTATATAATACAGGAAATACGCTTGCGATATCTTCTTTAAAATTCCTTACAGTAAACATTTCTGTAAAGTCTTCTACTACCTCTTGTGGTACTTCTAAGGGTTGCTGTGCTTGGAATGATTCTCTATATGCTTCATAGTGGCTCTGCTTGCCTAGATTTTTGATTTGTTCACGTAGTCTTTCTAAAGCCTGTGTGCTTCTTTCTACTACTGAGTTAGTCTCGCTATTCATTAGATCGTTACGGACCACATAGTTTTGGAAACTCTTGAGTTGGGCTATTTCTTCACTCATGCTAACAATAGACTTACCGATTTCATCATATGGTAAACCGCCATTAGCGACGTGGCGTTGCATAGCTCGAGCACCTGCTAGATGGATGAAAGGATATTTGAATCTTTCACCGTCGGCATTTTCAACAAACAATGCTGAAATATTTCTTGATCTTGCACCGGGTGCAAAGTCGTCAGTAATAGCTCGACTATGTTTAATGATGAGTCTCGTATCTTCGAGCTTTTGATAGCTCATAGTTCGAGAACCGTATAAGCTGCTTTCGTTCATAACACTTTCTCCGACCGGTTGGGTCACTGTATCGTTAGTAGTTGGCTTGGGCTTATTGTATTGACTCAAGAATTCATAATCTCTTCGATCCAAGTTGTCCTTAGCGATATCTCGTGTGTCAAAACTCAATAAACGTCTTTTTGCGAACATTCTAAGTTCTTTCAAAAACCCGTACCAGTTGTTTTTCTGTCCGTCATCCATGGATTCAGTAATCCCATGGCTAAAGTAAACCTTCATGCTGTTTGGCTCTGCCAAACTAATGCTCACATGCCCTATGGGCTTTTCACCCTCCATGTAATCAAAATCAAAGAAGCGTGCCTCTTCAGGATTAATGGTTATTTGGCCTGTTTCAGAACCTAATTTTAGCCCAGTAAAACGGCTTCTAATTTTATAGAATAAATCAGTGGCTATATTGTTTCTTGCATCCATAGTAATATTTATCAAAACCCTGTGCTAATAAAGATAGGCAACGGCATGTTCTCTTCTGAGACTTTTTCCGTCATTTTGTCGTAGATCTTAGGATCCCAGTCAGCTAGTACGCTGGCCATACGTAAAATCAGCAGTGTAGACGTCACTAAGTCGTCGTGCTCTCCGGTTTTAGCACTAAATCCTAGCCCGCTAGCTACAAACGATTTCAGCTCAGAAATCAGCGGTTTGCTGTGTATGGTCATTTTCTTGGTTTCTATCATGTTCTTGAGTATAGAACAAGTAGATATTTTAGTTCTATGTGTAGTGTTAAATCCTTTACGGAACTTTCTCACATGCCCTTTGCGTATAGGTTCGCTCAAGAAAAGTCCGTAGAAGTTTTCTTCACCTATATCGTTTATAACTATAAGTGCTGCCTCACCTATATTATTGTTTTCTACACTATAATATATCTGTGGAGCAGAACCACCCTTTTCCATACCTCTATCGTGGATGTATTTCAGTATCTCACGCATAGTTTTAACTTGTTGCTGTACCGGAGTGGTGTTGTGATGCCACTCTGCTACCTGTATCATATCAGGCATTTCAAATACCTGTATAGCACCATAGTCGCCACCTGTACCTAAACTAGGATCTAGACTTACTAGGTAAGTAGCCTTGGGGTTGATGTCTTTGTACCAGCGGCATTGACCCATGGTCATCTTAGGATCTGCACCTTCGAGTTCAGAGAGTCTAACTGAGTTGATCAGTGTTTCATCAAAGATCAAGAACTCACAGTCAAACTCACGACGGAAACGTTCCTCACCGATCTTAGCACGTTCTGTAGCAGCCCATTTATCATCACGATCCGGATGCTCGTCCCAGGTAGCAAAATATGGGAAGAATCCGTTTACACCCAGCTCTTGCTCATTGCCAAACTCGTCAAACTTTTTATTAGCTTCAGTCCAGATCTGCGCAAACTGATCTTCGTCTGAGTTTGGTGTTGAGGTAATGATAGCACGACCACCTGTTGATAGTGTAGGACTTAGAGCAGTCCAGAACTCTCTAGCTTTTTCAGGCGGTTGCACAAATGCAAACTCGTCACAGTAAATCAAAGAAAGAGATTTACCACGACCAGTATTTTCTGTAGTTGTCGTTGCTTGTATACGAGCACCGTTATCGTATTCAATAGTATTTCTGTTGTAGCTGATAACACCTGCTCGGATGAAGTCGGGCAAGTTTTCATATCCGTAACGATAGCGGTTCATGATATCCTGCGCACCCTCATATTTGTGAGCAGCGATAAGAACCTGTGCTTCAGGAACAAACATAGTAAACCATAGAAGATATCCGCAGGCGCAGGTTGTTTTACCCATCTGTCGCGGTAACATAGCGATCACATCTTTGTGATTGTGATATGCTTCTATAAGTCTTACCTGATAATCGTAGGGTTCAAAATCAATAGCACCACGTACAGGATGTTGGATCTTAAGAAAGTTACGCATGAAGTATAATGGACCTGTAACGGGATCCATACACTTCTCAAGGTGCTGTACTTCTTCTAATGTATACCTATCTTGTTTGTGCGCTTTTTTGATTAAGACGCCGTCAAGTGATTTTGCCATACATTTATTTACAGAAAAAAATAGGCTCCGAAGAGCCTATCTGACTTTGCTGTTATGCTTATCTAGCTTTGGCTTCTGCTAGACGTTGTGCTAGTTCAGCTTTGATCATAGCACGTAGATCGCTTTCTGGCATTGCCATTGGGTTATCGCCTGCTTTGTAGCTGTGCTTATATTGACCCTTTTCACGGTTCATACCACCTGCTAGAGTCTTGGTCATGTATTCTGTATCTTTAGTAAATGGCTCGCCTTCTACACCGTCTGGAGTGTTAGCAAATGCTTCATCCTCTGGTTCATCTTCACCTTCAGGATCAATGTCGCCGCCATCTTGATCGTGTTCTGGTTCTTCTTTGTCTAGATCCAATGGTAACATCTTTA